GCTGCATCAGCTACCGGCTACCAAGGCGCTGCATCAGCTACCGGCGACTATGGTGCTGCATCAGCTACCGGCAACCGAGGCGCTGCATCAGCTACCGGCACCCAAGGCGCTGCATCAGCTACCGGCACCCAAGGCGCTGCATCAGCTACCGGCAACCGAGGCGCTGCATCAGCTACCGGCAACCAAGGCGCTGCATCAGCTACCGGCAACCGAGGCGCTGCATCAGCTACCGGCGACTATGGTGCTGCATCAGCTACCGGCGACTATGGTGCTGCATCAGCTACCGGCTACCAAGGCGCTGCATCAGCTACCGGCGACTATGGTGCTGCATCAGCTACCGGCAAAGAAAGCATAGCCCTTGCTACCGGAAAGGATTGCAAGGCAAAGGGAGCATTAGGATGCTGGATTGTGCTTACTGAACGTGGAGAATGGGACGGGAGCACTTATCCTATCATTTCAGTCAAAGCGTTCAAAGTAGACGGTAAGTCAATCAAAGAAGATGCATTCTATACTTTAATAAATGGAGAAGCAGTGGAAATGAAATAGCAATTTATTCCAGCCGCATCAAAGGTAGTGCTATTACCGTACTAAAAGCCGTGAGAGAAGCGAAGTGCGCACCGCTTCCCTTTAACCTTGTACGGGCGGTTTAAAAACACAATACAATGGAAAATGAACTTGAAGAACTGTACAAGGAGCTGAACGAAGTCAAAGCTTGTGATTTGGATTATCTTCCCAAGTATGGGTATTCTTCAAAAGAAGAAATCATTCAGCTTATAGAGGTAGACATTGAGGCGTTGCGCGCAGAACTCGAATGTAATCAATATGATTATATACCTGACGAACTCGAAGACGAAAGGATGTTTCTTTGCGTTAGTCAAGGGCTACCAAGATATTGTTAAACTAAAAAAACATTTATAATGAGTACAATAACGACAATCCCGCAGCTTAAATCAATGCTTGCGAATGACAATGTGAAAGCACGTTTCAAAGAAATTCTCGGAAAGAAAGCGCCGGGATTTATCAGTTCGATAGTAGCGGTTGCCAATAGCAATACATTGCTTCAAAAGGCAGAACCACAGTCTATCATGAATGCCGCTGTGGTAGCAGCTACTTTAGATTTACCTATCAATCCCAATCTCGGATTTGCTTACGTTGTCCCTTACGGTAATCAAGCGCAATTTCAAATGGGCTGGAGAGGTTTTGTTCAACTTGCTATGCGTAGCGGTCAATATAAGACAATAAACGTAAATGAGATATATGAGGGGGAGATAAAGAAGTCGAACCGATTTACCGGAGAATATGAATTTGGAGAACGCTCTTCTGATAAGATAGTAGGCTATATGGCTTATTTCAGTCTCATCAACGGTTTTGAGAAGTTTCTCTATATGAGCAAGGAAGATTGCGAAAAACACGGAAGGAAGTTTTCACAAACGTATAAACGCGGCACAGGCATATGGTCTACCGACTTTGACTCTATGGCAAAGAAGACAGTTTTAAAAATGCTACTTTCTAAGTTTGGTATCTTAAGTATTGAAATGCAACGCGCCCAAACATTCGACCAGGCTATTATAAAAGATAACCTGACAGAAACCGACATAGACGAAGCCGAAGTGTCGTACAATGATAATCCCGACAATGAGGAAGCCAGACGCAATGCAATGAAAGAGGCTTTGCAGGAAGCGGAAGTTGTCGATGAAAATACAGGCGAATTATTTAATACTGAGACAAAATGATTGAACAGGGTAGTTTTGGATGGCTTCGCCAACGCCTGGGGAACTTTACGGGAAGTCGCATCGGGGACTTAATGACAAGCGGAAAGAAAGGGGAGCTGTTTGGGAAGACAGCCCTTTCATACATATATGAAGTCGCAGCAGAAAGAAACCTACTCCCTAAGTATATTGAAGATGATTATCTGTTTGAGATATACCAAAACCAGGTAAGCATCAACAACAAGTTTATAGAGTTCGGACACGAAAATGAAGATTTTGCCGCCGAACGTTACCAGCTTGTCACAAGATGCGAACTTGAAGAGTGCGAAAGTATACAGCACCCTACAATACCTTGCTTCTCCGCTTCTCCCGACCGCATAGCGATTAAAGACGGCTTAAGAAAGGTGGTGGAAATAAAATGCCCAACTCCTAAAAAGTTCATGGAGTATATGAATGAGGTTAAGGATAACGATACGCTTAAATCAGTAAATCCTCTATACTTCTACCAAGTACAAGCGGAGATGTCCTGTACAGGATTGGGCAAAGCTGATTTTGCCGTTTTCTGCCCTTTCTTGAAACACAACATTCACATTGTAGAGATAACAAGGGACGATGCCGTAATCGCTGAATTTGAGAGACGGATAACCGAAGCAAACAAAATCATTAATCAAATATTGAATAGAAAATGAATTTAACCGGAAGCGTAAATTTGCTAAAGCTCGAAAAAGCGGGCATAGCAACAATCAAGAATAAGAAATGCGTTGTCATTCCGATAGAAGAAAACGACCTTTATGTAAGTATGGACGAGAACCTGAAAGCAAAAGCCGTCTATCTTAACGTTAATATTAATGAGCGTAGAGAGCCGAGCCAATACGGCAATACCCATTACTGCAAACAATACTTATCAAAGCAGTATAAGGATGCGAACAAGACAGAAGCAGAAGCCAAGTCAAAGGTTTACTTGGGAGACTTCAAGCCTTATGAGTTTGAGGGTTCCGGGAATGCCGCAGCTACGGTGGAAGCGCCAATCTTACAGACCGACGGGGAAGACGACCTCCCGTTCTGATGTGTAACCTATAAACATATAATATCATGCTGTACGAATTTAAGCTAAAAGTAAACAAGGTTAACGAGAAAGGTGATGAAAAGGAAGTCACCGAACATTACATAACCGATGATGAGCTTTTCGGTCATGTGGAATTGAAAGGCAATGAGCTATACAACGGTGAGTGTGATGTTTTCGCAATCAGCCGGAGTAAGATACGTGAGATTGTCAATGAGAAGCAGGAAGATGAGTTCTTTTATAAGGTCACTCTTGTTGAGATTTTCGTAGACGAAAACGGGAAAGAAAAAGAGAACAAATATTATGTTCTAATAGCAGCAAAAGACATGGACGATGCCAACAGAAAGGCGGCGGAATACATGAAACAGGGACTTCAAGACATGAAGCTGGACGCTATTGCAAAGACAAAGATTTTAGACTTGATATAATTAACCGAAAGCCCTCTGCTCACGCAGAAGTCCCGTGAAAGGTTCGGGTTAAGTGATTTAATTTCAGCTAACAGTTAACTATCCCGGTGTGGCTTGACCGCCTATCCGGGAACTATTTGTTAACCTGCCTGTCCGGTCTGTGAAGATTGGGCGGGCAAAAATGGTGGTATGGCGGAACAACGAGAGACGCTAAAGTGAAGCTCTTATAGATAGGTTGGTAAGTCAATGTGTTACGGTTAGCCGTAAAAAAAAATTCAAACCACTGAGTTAATAACGGGTAATGCCGAATAGACCGCAATGTCAATGAATAAACTACTTGGTGAAAGTCCAAGAAAAACTCCTATCATGCAGGTGCAAGTCCTGCTACCACCTCATAAATGTGAGCCACACATAAATGGCAAGGGTTAGTAAATAATGGTTGTGCCCCGGAGAATACGTTTCGGGGCTTTAATAAAAAACAGCATGGAAACAAAAGAAATTACCAAGACTATTTACATTGCAAATGACGGGAAAGAGTTCTTAACGAAAGAAGATTGCGAAAAGCATGAAAGGTTTGTTGAAGAAATACTTTCACGTATTAAGTATTTCTGTATCAGATGTAATCCTGACTTAACAGAAACAGGAAATTTCTCTCATAAAATATATGTGGCTGTGTTTTCTAAACATTACCTATATAAAGATATTGCATTTCAATGGGCTTTAAAGAAGTTTGGTACTTACTTAGGGGAAAGCGTAATGGGATATGGCTTCCAACCCCATTTTAATGTAAGTGAAGTTTCTAAAGAAGAATATGAAGAATGCCCTGCTACTGTTTGGGGAGGCACTCCATTGAAGAGTGAGAAAATATTCCTTAGTCCCAAATCGGTAGAAGGATTTCCTGAAAACATTGACTACATGGAAGAATGGGGATTCAAATAAAAACTTGAATGAAACTTACAGTAACCAAATCCGAAGGTGCAATCATTCAGAAGCTTATCGCAGACCGAAAGTCAGACATTCATAATATTGGAGGTGACAGCAAGCAGGCAGAGCGTCTAAGTAAGTTGAACAAGAAGATTGCAAGGCAGATAAAGAAACAATACAAGACATGAGTCCTTACGTAATAACTTCTGCGATTCTTATTACCTATGACGGAAAGAAGATACCGTTGGAAAACATAGAAAGTGAAATAATGACCCGACCTATCCAGTTGACTAAGGAGAGGATACTCGATGCTTTCTCCATGATGAAAGATAAGCCGGTGGATGTGGAACTTAAAATCAAATATATATGAAGAAAAAAAGAGAGTATATTACAATCACAACCGAGACGGACATATATATAGAAGATTATCTCGATGATTTTATGACCGTTGCCTCTGATGAGGATTTGATTGAAGAAATAGAAAAACGAGGGCATGTGGTATATAAAAAAGGAATTCCCATTACTCCTTTTGGAGAGCAACCTATTGAATTTAACAATCCGACCGATTTAAAAAGGCATTTATGCGACATAGCTAATGCCGGCTATTGTATATCCAATGAAGAACTTATCAATGAAATAAAATTAAAACTACCATAACATGATATATAATAAACAGATAATAAGGGGCAAGATACCGAGTAAATCTAATTGTTATAAAGTTATAACAATCCGCGGTCATGGCAGTCTTGCCAAACAGCCGGCATTGAATGAATATGAAAAGTCGTTCTATCTACAATGTAACCAGTACAGAGGCAAGATGATAGCAGGGTTGTTTGAACTTTATTTGAATGTATTCTATGAAAACCAACGCCCAGACCTCGACAATTGTTTCAAGACAGTACTTGATTGTCTACAAGGATGCAAAGCTATCAAGAATGACCGTAATTGCGTGAAGATAGTAGCAGAGAAGTTTATAGACAAAGTAAATCCAAGAATAGAATTTATAATCAAGGAAGTTGAATTATAAAAAATAGACAATTTGAAAGATGCATGAAAATAAAGATGAATAAACATGGCACGAAACAGAATGATTAGGCCAAAGTTCTGGGATGATACCAAAATAGGACGTCTTACAAGGGATGCAAGGCTTCTCTATATAGGTCTTTGGAATTTCTCTGATGATTCAGGGACTGTAATAGGTGATTCTATCTGGTTAAAGTCTAAAATATTTCCGTATGACCAAATCCAAATACAACAGTTTGAAAAATGGATGAACGAGCTTGTGATAAACGGATTTATATGTCTGCTTTCCTATAAAGGGGAAAGATTCATATATCTGCCAAATTTCACTCGGCATCAAGTAATCAACAAACCTAATTACGAGGATTTGAATATACCTAAATACTTGATAGACAAAATAAAAGATAATATTCACTTATTAATCACGGAACAATCACGTAATACTACCGTATCATTCACTGAACAATACGTGACTAAAATAGAAGTAGAAAGAGAAGAAGAATATCCCCCCTATAATTCCCCCCAAGGGGAAGTCTCGCCATCAGGGAACAATGAGAGTGATAAGATAAATTACAATGGTCTTATGGATACGTTCAACAAGATGTTTGAAGGACGGTTACCCAAAGTTACGGCAATGACAGAAAAACGTAAGAAAGCCGTAAAAGTAAGAGCCGCAGAATATGGAAAAGAGGCTATTATGGCTGTTTTCAACAACGTTTCTCAATCAGCATTTCTTTTGGGGCATAATAACCAAAACTGGCATTGTGATTTCGACTGGATATTCAGACCGACAAATTTCATTAAGATTTTAGAAGGCAATTACAATGGAGAAAGACTTAGTAAAAATCAACAGGATAGCGAGCAGCGAAAACGTGATTCAGTTCTTGCAGTCGCTACAACAGTCAGAGAAGCTGCCGCAAAAAAAAGAAAGGAACTTGAAGCAGAGGGCGTTATTGAATAAATATCCTGACCCTGCACAATTCATACTTGATTACAATCCAGATTTGCAGTTCAAAATTGTCAGGTGTAAGGCGACTCACTCCGATTTAGCCATGAATTTTTCTATACCTACATTAGGATTATTGGCTTCGACTTATGGAGATGAAACTCCTTTAGAATGGTTGAAAATTCAATTCGGTACACTCAATGACTTCGCAGAGGTATCTACCAAGATTGCTAAGGAGCAGCTTAATGAGTTAGCAGAGATATTTATTTCTGAGTATTATTACCTTAATGCAGCTGAGATATGCTTTTTCATTGCACGGTTTAAGTCTGGGAAATACGGACGATTCTATGGAGCTATAGACCCGATGAAGATTACAAGCGCTATGCTTGACTATATCAAGGAACGCCGCATTGACATTGAGCGTTACGAACGTGAGCAATACCGACTACAGCGCCAAAAGGAGATAGAAGAGCGCGGTAGCAACGGAATTTCCTATGTCGAGTATCTTGAACGTGAACGTAAGCTTGTGGAAAGTGGAGATGCAGAAGCCATGAAACGAGCGGCAAATCGTGTATGTAGTATCAGTTTACGTAAGTAGTGGCGAAAGCATAAATTTGACAATAATATGAGACTTACAATATGTTGGACGACAAGAGGCAGGCAAAGACGCTTTTACTATGATATATGCAAAAAGTTTGGCATATCGGATTACATGAGTGTTAATCATGAGACGCCATGCGATATAAGGGATGAAGATATGGAACTGTTAAAGGAATGCGAAAAACGAGGGTTTATCCAAATAAGAAACAAACGGTAAATAATCATGGACATAGAGATTGAAAAGAAAATCGAACAATTGGAATGGCAGCGTGACAATGCAATGCGCATACGCTGCCCGTTGGTGGCAAGGAAGTATCAGCGCATGATTGATGAACTTGCAAAAGAGAGCAAAAACAAGAATATGAACAAGGCAGAACAGGCAAGGCAATGACCACCGACACGGCAAATCAGATAATCAGCAAATATGAGAGTCTTGTAGTTCTGTGCACCTACAACATATTGCTCACGAACGACATCTGTTGCGGGCAGGTTATCGAGTGTCTGCATGCGATGAAGAGAACGCCTTATTACAAACAGGCATTCAAGCGGTATTTGAATGATGCCGATAAGGCAAGAAAGGAATACGAGCGTACTGTAAACAGCGTTATCGGTTCAGACCGGAGCGAGTTTTTCGCCGACTGCAACGACAAGTATACGGAAGAAGTGAACAAGCACGTGGATATGCTGTATTGGCAGTTCAAGCAGGCTCTTGACGATAACGGCATATCCCATTCCGCAGAGATTGCAAGGTTCGAACTTGCAAGAACATTGTGTGATTACGCCTGCATCCAGTTTGACGAAAGGATTAAAGAACTTCGGAAGAAAGACGCACGGTTCAACGGGTTCACGTTGGAATATTTGAAGCTTTCCAATGTAGCAAGGGTGATGAACCTTGCTTCCGACTGTTTGAAAATCGGGAAAACGGTCAATATGAACACAGAGCGGTGTACAGCAGCGTTTGATGTGCTGGTAAGAAAGCTGTCGGATGCGGATAATATTGCCAACGCAATAAAAGTTTAGTGAGATAAAACCTATTTATAACCTTATAACCCTCCTCATGGACTGGCTTTCGGTAGAGGTCGGAGTGGATGAAGAATGGTTCTAAATCAAGACATCATGGTGCAAAATGTGTGTTTCGGAAGACAATCGGGAACGGAATAAAAGAAAGGAAAACAAATGAATATAAAGAAAATAAAGGAACATAACCCTCAGTCCTTTTTAGACGATTTGAAACGGGTAAGAGAAATCATGGTCTATACAGAGCATACCAACTCCTACTATAAGATTCTTAAACACGAATTGTTGAGAGATGCGGAAGAGAAAGCCATCACGTACTATATAACGGATTCTATATTCGCCAGAAAGCGTGATGTCATGGTAATAATTTAATCGAGAAGAATATGAAACAGACAACTATCCCCGCTTTTAAATATTGGCTCCGGATACACGGTTTCCGCTTAGAATGGTTCGGTACCGGAACAAAAAACAATCCAATCAAGATTAAATCAAGAAAAAGGAATAAGCAATGAATAATGACAGGCAAAAGATTTTAACCGATTATATTTCCTACTTGTATACAACAAGTAGAACTTATGATACCATCGGCAAATATATCAAATATGTAACGGATTTTCTTGAAAGTGCCGAAGAAGTCAATCGCCGTGGTTATCTGGCTTATAAGCGTGAAAATGCCAATATTGGGGCACGTTATCCATTGATGAGTGAAGCCATTTGTGATTTATTATTCCACCTTAAAATCGGGTATAACCGTCGGGAAAAGAAAATAAAGACATTGGAAAGGCTTGATACCATTTCAGAAAAGAACAGGAAACTGTTGAATGATTTTATAGTATGGCTTACCGATAGCAATGATTACTCTTCGCATACTGTAGATATTTACCACACCTCTTTGAAACAATACTTTGAATATGCCAATGATATAAGTATGGAAAACTGCAAGAGGTTTATACGGACTTTGGAAGAGAAATCACTATCCCCGCAAACTATCCGTTTGCGTATCACCGCTTTAGAAAAGTTCTCGAAATGGTTAAAGAAACCGATAGAACTTAAAAGGCCTAAGATGAAGCGCAAGCTCGATGTAAACAACGTTCCGACAGAAGAGGAGTACAACCGCCTACTGGATTTTCTGAAAACGAAATCCAACAAGGATTACTACTTTTTTATCAAGGTACTGGGTACAACGGGCGCACGTCTATCAGAATTCCAACAATTCACGTGGGAAGACATAGCGGCAGGTGAGGTTACGCTTCGCGGTAAAGGTAATAAATACCGTCGCTTCTTTTTCCAAAAACAGTTGAGACAGGAAGCAATGGCATACATGAAAGAGGCTGGCAAAACAGGACTTCTCGCTGTTGGGAAATTCGGCCCGTTAACTCAACGAGGTTTTTCACAACATTTGAAAGCATGGGGCAAACATTGCGGTATTGACTCAAGGAAGATGCACGCGCACGCCTTCCGGCATTTTTTCGCAAAAATGTTCCTGAAAAAAAATAAGGATGTCATTCAACTGGCCGACCTTCTCGGCCATGGGAGTGTGGACACAACAAGAATTTATTTACAAAAGAGTTATGACGAACAAAAAAGAGATTTTAATCGAAACGTTACATGGTAGCCTTGAACCATTCAAGCAGCTTCCGAGCCTGATTGACAAGGAAACCATTTATGACGAGACCGGACATGTAGACACCGAGTTTCTGACAGCCATACTGGAGTGGATGTCAGTCAATGCCTCCATTGCTATCGGTGTACAAAAATCATTGAACAGACTGTTAGGCATTGAGGAGAACAAAGAAAGCAAGAAAGGTACAGCTGACAGCGGGAAAAGCTGGAGCGTTGAAGAGATATTGCGGCATTGTACCTTGGAGAACGGTTTGTTAAAACTTCCCAATGTGCAATTCAACAAGAAATCGTATGCCGAGGCTAAGAAGTGGATTGAGGAAGCCGGCGGTTCCTGGCAAGGTGGAAAGGTGCAAGGTTTTACTTTCCCATTTAATGCGGAACGTGTGTTTAGTATTCTTCACGAGGGTAAGCGATGCAACCTGCAACAGGATTACCAGTTTTTTGAAACGCCGGCTGAGGTGGCGGACTGGCTGGTCATGCTTGCCGGCGGAATACATGAAAATGATACGGTATTGGAGCCGAGTGCCGGTCGTGGTGCTCTCATTAAAGCCATTCATAGGGCTTGTCCTTCCGTAACAGTAGAATGCTATGAACTGATGCCGGAAAACAGAGAGTTTTTGCATTCGTTAGATAATGTGATACTGCTTGATGAAGATTTCACGAAAGATAGCGTAGGAAGTTATACCAAGATTATTGCCAACCCGCCTTTCTCAAACAATCAGGATATAGAGCATGTGAGGATTATGTATGAACGTTTGGGAGCCGGCGGAACGCTCGCAGCCATTACCAGCCCGCACTGGAAATTCGCTTCGGAAAAGAAATGTGTCGACTTCCGCCAATGGTTGGAAGAGGTACGTGGAGAAGTATTTGAAATCGGCGCCGGAGAATTCAAGGAAAGTGGGACATCTATAAGTACAATGGCGGTGGTTATTAATAAATAATTGAAACTAACAGTGATATGAAACAGACAGCAGAAGAAGCAGCCTACAACTATCTCCAAAAGATATTGGAATCAAGCGATTTTGAGATAAACTTTGAAGAAGATAATTATGATGCCGGTGCTCGCGATGCAGTACTTGATGTAACAGAACGGGCTTATATAGCTGGTGCTGAATGGCGCATTAATAGCGTGTGGCATAAGACCAAAGATGAAGTGCCACAAGCTCATGGAGAATACGAAAATGAACATTATCCGCAGATACCATGCCTTGTATATGGGAAATTAAGCACTGGAACTGGTTACGGTGTCCGCTATTGGAATGTAACAGAGCAGTGCTGGGACGATGAAGAGTGTGATGATTACGAGTGTTCCAAAGATGCCATTGAAGAATGGGCGTATTTGGATGATTTAATACTAACCGAATAACATTTTTATGAACAGAGAAGAAGAAATAAAAGCAGCCAATCCCTATGGTAACAGTAGTAGTTTCGCATCAGGTAAAATGATTGGATTTACCATTGGGGCAGAATGGACAGATGCTCACCCCAAGAACCCTTGGATAAGCGTTAAGGAACAGTTACCAGAAGAAAATGAGAATATCATTATCATGTGCAAGCATGGCGCAATATTTAATGGCACATACTGTAATGGAGTATGGTTCTGTATGGACGGTTATATCAATGATATATACAAAGACAGTCCTATTTACACTTCAATGAGCAGTATACCTCCATTATGGGAGCCTGTGGCATGGTTTCCCATCCCCTCTTTCGATGAGATACTCGAAGCCAACAAGGATGTACTGGAACGGATTAAAGAGAAAGGAGACCGAATACAGACATGCAGCCCAATGAAATAATAAATATAATATTGGATAATGGTCATATATCATTGCATAGATACAGTGACAATCCAAGTGAAATAATATTGTCATCCCTGTTTGTAAGAAAACAAAGACGAAATGGAAACGGAATCAATTTAATGCTTCGTGCAGAACAAATAGCCAAAGGATTAGGATGTGTCCGTGTATTTCTTGAGGCAAAGAAAGGTAGTTGGCAAGAGAAATGGTATGAACGATTAGGATATAACTACTGTGAATGTTGCCAAGAAAGAAGCGGACTAATATGGATGAAAAAAAACTTAGACAAATGAAAAGATACAGAATATACAGATACGGACTTTTTGACCACATTTTTGACGTTCAAGTGAAAAAATGGTATGGCTGGGTACTTGTTAAGAGGTTTAAGGCAGATATAAGTTCTGATGACACAATGATAGATAATATTTATTATTGTGAAATGTTATCCAAGGAACTTTTGGAAAAATTGGAGGAGGAATTATGAAATCAAAACAAGTATTATCAGTCGAACAGATGAAGCATTTGAAGGAGCTTGGGCTGGACACAAGCGATGGAAGCATGTGTTGGTGCTACGCTCTTTCTTATAAAAATGCAAAATGGGAACTTGAAATATATGAAGATGTAATTAATCAAAAACGAGATAGTGCATTTTGGGAAATAATTTCCACTTACACTTTGCAGGACATTCTCGACAAGTTGCCGACACTTATAATTATAAGTTCCGATTTTTATAAGATTTGCATTGAACCGTCTTGTGGATATTGGGATATATATTACTATAAATCTGATGCTACAGAACTTATCTCGAAAAAGTCTGAAAATATTATTGATGCAGCCTACGAGACGCTTTGCTGGTGCGTTGAAAATGGATATATCGGAAAGGAGAATAACTATGAATGATGAAGAAATACGGAATTTAATCAAGATTCAGTTGCGACATCTAAGTAAAGAACTGTTGATAGACGCTCTTACAGATATTTGTATGGCAAATCCTGTATTTAGAATGACAAACGTTTTGGGCAGTTTACAATGTTTCAATATAAGAGACGTTATAGATGGGGTACAACGAATAAATATGAGTTTTGATCCATTAAAACGAATATCAGAGAAGGAGGTGAATCATGGATAGTGTACAGACACAAACCCTTTCCATTCAGGGAGATGGAGGTGGTGAAGCATATATTAATTTTTGTAATGGAAGCTTATGTGTTCTGTTGTAGTAGAAGGCAAGCAGGCGGACTTTCATTTTGATGATATTACTTTGAATGTGTTTGCTTATGCTTATAAATTGCATTGTGAAGAATGCAAAAAAAAGGAAGGAAAACAAATAACGAAAGGAGAATAATCATGGAAGTAAAGAACGGAATAATAATAGACGGAGTGCTGCATGAAGCTATAATTAAAAGCGAACTTGACAATGAATTTTATTGTGAGGATTGCTCTTTATATAGCTTCTGCCACGGAGGTTTTGATGAAAGATGCGCGATGTTTAGCGCTGATGGATTTGTCATTCATGGCAAAGTAAAAATAGATAAGGAGGAATAATTAAAATGGATATAGTACCTATTATAACAAAAGATAATCTTTCTAAGGAACAGATAGAATATCTGCAAAAGCAGCAAACAGAATATAAATTAATCAATAGGATTAAGAAGAATCCGGGACATATCTTGTTCTCTTTTAATCGAAAAACAGGGGAAATCAAGAGAGCTTCTATTATACACAAGGTTGCTATTGGCTTTAATGGGCTTCCTGTAACCAAAGCTGAAACGGTTATAGAACCTGATTGCTATTACGACCAAGCCTTGAATGAAAAGAATTTTAGAAAGAAATTGAAGAGAATTGGATTGTTAAGTATTTAATCGAACAATTTAAAGAAAAGGAGGAATAACCATGCCAACAATACTAAAAGAAACTTATCCAACAGCCAAGAAAGAGCATATATGTGAGTTTTGTGGCTATAAGATACAGCCGGGACAAAAATATGTTCGCCAGACAAATGTATATGACGGAGTCGTGTATGACTTTATCACACATCAAGAATGTAAGGAAGTTGCCCATGAATTGAGAATGTACGATGATTGTGATGACAATGGATTATGCGGAGAACAGTTTAGGGAAGAATTGGACTCATACGTATACGCCAATCATTACGATGATGAAGCGGATGATATTTGTTCTGATTGGGATTTGTCTCATTATGAAATAGTGAAGAAAGTATTGGAAGAATTAAAAAAGGAGGAATAACTATGGGATTTACAACACCGTGCTTTATACGCAAAAATACACCGGAGCTTCGGAAGAAGCTGGAAGAGTTGGGATATGAAATCCTTAATTCAGGTGATACAACTTTAGATGCACATAATTATGACGGCAAGGGAAGTCATAAAAGTATCGAAGAGGGAAAGGCTATCATAACGTCTTATGGTAATTTATATGGAGTGGTATATGATGTAGATACTGTCACCAAGAAAGGAAGAATTGATTGCGGAACCAACGAGGAACTTTTCTTGGCTATCGCTGCATTAAAGGATGATACAGACAACAATCAATTATTCACTAATGGTAAGGGCGATTGGGGTATATACCGGGATGGCTCTGATGGAGGTTTGTCTGGAATGGATTTCTATGGGATGCCTAATGATTTTGAGATTGACAATTATCACAAGGCTACCGTAGACGAACTGATTGAACGCTTTAAAGATAAGAAAGAACAATTATGTGTAGAATAGCATATTTTGGGACAGATGGTTGTCTCGGACATCATTTTAAAGCTATTTCTGGAAAATTTTCTCCTCAAGAGAAAGAAGACCTTAGTAAAATAGATGAAGACTTTCAATTATTCGGTTTTTCCGGCTTTAATTTTTTCACGTACAAGGGGTATGGGTGTCTTTCTTTCTCTGCAAGTCCGGATGATAATCGTTATGGCAGTAAGACTGTGTTTTTTGTTGAGGGAACCTATTTAAAAACAGAAGTATTAGAGGCTTTGGAAGAAGCTCCGTTTGTGAAAAAACAATTCCAGAAGTTAGCCGATATGTATGGTGTAGAAATACCTAAAATAAAAGATTATGAATGATATAAAACTATCACTCCGGCAAATAGAAAAAATGGAACATGCTATCGGATTTAGCCGTGAGAAAATAAAAAGAAATAGATATGAGGCTTATCGTAATAGATTTGTAGTAAATAACTCCGATAAGGACTGGGAGGAATTGGTATCTATCGGATATGCAGAAAAGCGAGAGTTTGAGATTGAAAAACAAATCGTGTACTATGTTTCCGAACTTGGGATAAAATATTTAGGGGTGTTATTGGGGTGTATAATAATAGAAGGTAAATAACTATGACCGAAGAACTTGTAACGTTAGAAACAGCGAAGCTGCTGAAAGAGAAAGGTTTCGTTTGGAAGTGTGAACACCTAATAGACCGCAATAAGGTTATTACAAAATATGACCTTCCGCAAAGTATGTCGTGTTGTACGGAAATAGATGACGAACCAGTTGAATTTTTGTGTCCAGTATTGTATATCGCCCAAAAGTGGCTGCGTGAAATAAGAGGTGTGTATGTATATGTAGAACCTGTTATTGGGAAAAGATGGAAGCTTTCTTTTTGTGATTTCAATGTTCCAACAGAAGAAAGCGACTGGATGGAGAACGAAATAAACAAAGGGAATGGCTATAAAGTATATGACACCTACGAGGAAGCACTGGAAACCGGGATACAAGAAGCGTTAAAACTTATATGAGAATGGACCCTGTTGTAAATGATGCTTATAGGCTTAGAAAACTTTTAGAAAAAGCAACGGGGCTAAAAGTATATAAGTCGGAACTAATAGCCAACTATTTTAATGGCTATCTAAGTATAGTACAAGAGTATAAGAATGAAACCAATCCGCACATTACAGTAGCACAAGGTAGCTGGTCGATAGAAAACGGTGGGGAGTATAAAATTTCACTCTATACACCTACAATCGTTATTAAAGGCAAGAGGATGCTTAATACTCGTTTTGTAAAAGATGTAGCCTATAAGATAGTGGAAGCATTAAATGATGAATTTGGAGAAGATAATTGGAATACGTGCAATGAGGAGCAAAAGTGTTGGCTTCCCATGTCTCGAAACTCGTTCTATTTACAAATCCCAAATTTTGAGAAATATTAAAACTTATATGATTATAAACAAAGGAATTTACACAAAAGAAAATGTAGGTAATGGTGTATTCATCTTTACCGTCAATAAGAATTTTGTAGAACCTAAATTTTGGGGACTGCATGAAGAAAACGAACAGGCACAATGTGTAGTTATTATCCATGATGGCAATGCTTTATTCTTCTATCCGGAAGATATGGATAATGATACCCATATTCTTCTTGATTGGGAGAAAGAGTAAACAGGAAAGATATATCCAACCACAGAAGAAGGCATGAAGGATACCGATGGAATAGGCAATACCAAAGCATTGGCTGCATCCGGAAGCGAAATTGCTGAGAAAGTCATAGCATTGGACTTATGTGGATTAAGTTGGCGCATTCCTACACTACAAGAGAGTGTCTTAGGGTATGAACATAAGGTTATGCTGAATGCAGCCTTAGCTATCTGCGGAAAACAACCAGTGAAAGATGACTGGTATTGGTGTTCTACGAGAAAAGGAAACAAACGCAATTTTATTCTCAGTTGGGGCGACGGTTTTAGATACGACAACATTCAGGACAGTGACGATTGGGTTCGCCCCGTGTCCGCTGCCTCTCTTAATTCACTTTAACCTTATAAATGATTACAACTATGGCAAAAGTATTTATAACAAAATACGCTTTAACAACAGGCATTAAAGAGATAGAAGCGGATATTATTAGAAGTAGATTTGAAGATAGAGAATATGTAATTGATGGTTTATGTTCTTACTTCCGTATAGGGGAAAACGCATTCACCGATAAATCCGAAGCGTTGAAAAAGGCGGAAGAAATGAAGATTAGGAAAATCGCTTCTCTTCGTAAGCAGATGGAGAAACTTGAGAAATTATCTTTTAAAGTTGAGGAGATTTGATTATGAAACGTGAAATAAAATTCAGAGGAAAAAGCACTGATACGGGGAAATGGATATATGGATTTCTCTCTTTTTTCTATACTGCCGGAAGGGACGAAAACGGACTTATCCTCACAGACAAGGCAAAGATATATTCTCCGGAAGACTGCCGGTGCGATGACGTATGGGCTGAAACTGTTGGTCAGTTCACGGGAGTTAAATACAATGATAGAGAAATATATGAGCATGATTTGGTTGAATGCGCTGGTGTACTATGTGAAGTAGTGTATAGTGATAAAATCGGTTCTTTTGTGCTATTAGAAGTTCTGTCTCAAAATCTTGGAAATAAGCCAATAGGACAAATGATAGATATGTTCGGGATTAGATATGTAGGTAATATTTACGACAGCCCGGAGTTATTGAAATAAAACAACCATGAGTAAATACATGAATTGGGAACTCTACGATAAACCACCTGAGGGTTTCTCCATTGACAAGCATACTGGTTCTCCTTTGACCGGATACGACTTTTACACAAACGGGAAAAGCGTCTTAAACGGAGGAGTAAGAATTCTTGTAAAATCTCTGAATGTTCATGTTAACAACATAGCAGACAACCACTACCCCGTGAAAAGAAACACTCCCAATAACAAAGAACCCAAACAAGACCCGATGATTAACCGTAATGTGCGCCAACGGGTAAATGTCTTTGCACGCGAGAGGTTTAAAGTAAAGCTACTACAAGAAATAGAATTTGATTTAATGGTGTGTCAACTCGAAGGCTGGAGTATGGGAAGCTACGTCAATGAGCTTAAGCAATTGATTGATGATGTTTATCGGAGAATGGTTAAGACAAAGAAAAGGAATAGCAAGACTATCAGTAACCCAAAACTTGAATTTAAAGATGAATGAATTATATATACCTCCACAGCGATTAAACCGCAACCCTATTAACGGGCGGTTTTTAAAAGGAAGTATCCCTCATAACAAGGGGAAGAAATGGGATGATTACATCCCTTTGCATAAAAGGGAAAGTATGATTAAAGGATTAGCTTTAGGGAGAACGGGAAACCCTAATATAGCGGGCTGCAATGCAAAGAAAGTAGTAGCCATAAAGAGCGGACGGTTACAAGGTGTTTTCCAGTCCTCTAACGATGCGAAACGAAAGACTGGCATTTGCGCCCGTAATATCAGGAATTGCTGTTCCGGAAAGCGTAAACACGCTGGCGGCTATCAATGGTTTTGGGAAAGCGATAATAGTTGGTGTGAATTAATTATAAATGAATAATATAACCATGAGTAAATTAGAGCACATCGCCACAATTGATTACTGCTACTGGCGATTGGAAAAGTTGAATGAGGCTCTTTCCAAGCCTAAATCGACTATGGAGCAGTTGGTTGATAAAGCCTGCGGTTATAATGAAGTAGAAGAAGTGAAAAAGGAAGCTATAGCCCTTTTGGAACAGATTGTTGAAAGTAAAAAGGCTATCGGTGTGAATTATTCGGGAGATAGCAAGTTCCTTGATAAATTAAAGAACAAAGAAACACATGAGTAAACTATACAAAGTAACCCTCTTCGGTAAATCATTCATTATAGGATGGTTCAGTTATGCAGATAAATGGTATCATAAATTTAGTATAATAAAATAATGGATATAACAGAATTAAAAATCGGTGACCGGGTGAGAATAAAACTCCCGTCACCACAAGGAGAGAGACTTTCCATACCCATGCAGGTAATAGGGCTGCTTTCTAGTTTCAACAATCCAAGCCCTAAAGATACGGTATATCTTGACTTTGAAGGAAATGAGGGAGATATATGGGAAGAAGAAGTACAAAATTTAGTGTTTTCAGACAATGAAGAGAAGTCATGAGAAAAGCAGACAGAATAATCAGAGACAGACATTCCCGCATCCCGGACAAATACAAGAAGATTGACACTGCGGTCAACGGGGATGTAGAAAGCCTTGCCGAACAACACAAGGAAGTGGAAAGAAGGCTATTCCCTCTACGCCTTAACAAGACCACCGTTATTTACGTCACAAAAGACAAACAGAATGAAGCATATGCAGCGAAAGCACGTAAACGGATGGGGATAACAGAGCCAAAGAAAACGTTTGTAGACCCACTTTCGGAAGAAAACATTACCAAGTTGTACAAGGAAGAAAAGATACCACCCCGCAGAATGGCAGAGATGCTGAATGTAAGTGTAAGGACGATATACCTAAGATTGGCTAAGTATGGACTTACAAAAGTTAAATGCAGATAACATGAAAGAGAATAATATTTTAAACAAAGAGATTTATGCAGAGGCTATGATAGCAGCCTCTAAGGTTGATTTCCTTGAAAGCAAGGATGAGATTAAGATGTATGCCACTTCGCTGTATAACGCAGTAATGTGGGGCAGAAATCATACGGTTAAAGCAAAAGAATTAGAGACACCAAGCTAATACCCTCACCAAAACGGCAAGCGGTATAACCCAATGGAGAACTCGTTCAAAGCGTTCTAAACGTTCCATTGGATAACCCGGAAAAGGCGGCAATAGTCCATGTAAAGGACATTGTCCGCCAATTCAAGCAGTTCATCTATGTAATCCCTTTTTCGCATCACGTTCAAGCTTTCTACGTTGTTGGCGGTTTATACCATTTGCTATGGCAAGGCTGTTCAGCGTCTCTTTCTGTTCGGGAGAAAGCATGTTATATACTTCTTCCCGTGATTTGCCTGATAAAATGGCTTGTACTATTTTCCACATAAGCTACGTCTACAATGTTCACACAAAAATTTCTTCGCTACCGGGAACATCTTCTGTCCCACATATCCGCTAAGGTACTGCGCCTCTTCCCCGTATGGGTCGATGCCGAACGCCCGTGAGATATGCCGACATAGATGCCCTTTTTCATGGTCGAAAGAGTTTTGAAACTCTGCCGGGGAAGAAGTAAGGGCTATAACCATTACGGTTTGCCTGTTTTGGATATTGGAGTAAGTGATACCCGTATTCAGATTGCAGGAGCGCATGTTCTTATAGGCATTCACCAAATCCAGCCCCCTGCATCCAACCCGCCGAAGGTCGGCGATAATACGGTCGGTATAATAGCAGTCCACCGCATAATATACACGGACTTCCCAATCATAATCCGGTATGTAAAATTCCTGTATTATCATAGGCTACATCATCTGTTCCCACATGATAGGATTGCCGGAGCCTATACAATCGGCATAGAACCGAGTGAAAGGCATTCCATTGTAAGTGTCCACATCATCTATGTAATCCTTAATGAACAATGCGAGATGTGCTTCGTCAGTGATAGAGCTTTTGTAGTAATCCGACTTCGCCATGTTTGCCACGTAAACGCTGTCGTATCCTGCGTCCTTCTCCAAGTTTACACTGTACTTTTTCAGAAGCTCCTCTACCTGCTCTTTGCTGATTGGCTCCAGCTTTTCTTCTTTACCCGTAGATTTGTTTTCCATCTTCATGCGGGAAACAGCCCATAGGCACATCTTCTTGCTGAAATGCCATCCGTACTGGCTGAGATAGTCAGCCATTGCAGGCGGTATTCTGTCGTATGTATCTAATCTTTGTTTCATATTTTCCTGATTTTAAGTGATTGGCAAAAGAGGGGAATAATCCCCTCTCCATTACATGAACTCTCCGTTGGCGCGTCTGCGTCTGCGTTCGCCCATATCATCACCGTAAGGCTGTGAATCGCGGCGTTCGTTGTAAACCGGATATTCCGGGAAGTAACCCGGCATGCGGCGTTCGCCCATATCTGAGCCGCCGCTATAGCTTCCACCGCGTGAACCACCGCTGTTACGACAGCCCATTTCACCGCCCTGCATCTCACGCATGGCTTTCTCGTAACCATAACGGCAACCCTCTCTATAGGCTTCTTCCATAGGATTACCGCCTCTCATACCGAAGTCACGGTCATATTCTCCGCGTCCTTCTTCCAATATTTCCCACATTCCCATATTATTTCTTTGTTTTAGATGTTTCAGCAACTCCGAGTTGTTCCATAAGCCGTTTGTTCAATTCCATAAGGTCGGACATGTTCTTGCTCATTTCCGCCATTTGCCCTTTCAGAGAGGATATTTCCTGCTCCTGACGTTGTTTCTCTGCAAATTCGGGGTTCAAGAGCGTCAGCATCTTGTCACATCCCGCAATGACGGAATTGTGGAAGTCCATGCTATTGATAATGTCTATGCTTTTCTGTTTCATAGAAGCGACCTCGTTGTTCATCGCATCACGAGAGCATGACACTACGATATTGCCGTTCTGTCCGAAGTCGGCTATATCCATGCCAGCAGGTAGATTTTGGAAAGTCGTGTTCTGCCCGTTGATACAGACAACGACGTCCACAACCATTTCCATTTGGGGCAACTGTCCCATAGGGGGTGCCATAGGATATTTCGGCTTGGGAGCGGAAACGCTGACTACCGGACCGTATTCGATAAACGGGTTAGCATCCTTATGAAGTATATACAACTGGTTATTGGTACGAAGTGATTGAAACATATTGGTTTGATTTTAAAGGGGAGTGGCTATTTCCATTTTGGAAACAACCACAAAGCCCCATGTTAACTACTTGCTCTTTTGAGCGGTTGCTTCTGCTGTCGGAGTCGGTGTCGATGCGGTTGTCGGACGATACCCACCGTTAACAAGGAACAGTTCGTTGGTGTACTTGTTATAGTGAATTTCGTAGATACCCGTTCCGGCAAGGTTGCCGACAGTCACCGGCTCATTGTTGTAAGCCAGCAACGGTCTTGTATCCCCGTTAGTCCCTATCAGTATCGGGAGTGTAGCAGTCGTACCGGCAGGTATCGCCTGGCGGAGACTGACATAGAAACCGCCTACATAGCTTCTGTTACGGAACGCATGGTTAGGCAGCTCTAAAGTCACGTTCTCCGTGCCGACCGTTACGGCTACCGTAGGAAGGGTATTGAAATTAGCCCTTCCAATAGTAGGGAACAAGAAAGGAAATCCTGTAAAAAAGTTAGGCCACATAATTACCCCCTTTCTTACCGGAATTAACCCCAGTAGTTGTTACAACCACAACCGCTACGCCCATACATTGCATCACCGGCGTAAGCACCGAAAGCCGCAGCACGAGCTATCTCAGGGTTAAATGCTTGCAATTGCGGGTATGGCACTGCTACCGTAGGTGGCATCTTGCATTTTATTCCATCGACATCAGACTGCAATGCCTGCAAGCCTGCTGCCAAAGGAGCAATCTGTTGTCCTACTGAATTCAGGATAGTAGCATTCTGGTTACGTTGGGAGATTTCAGCGGTCAAAGTGGCTTTTTCTGCTGTAAGAGCCGCAATCTTGTCCTGCAATGCTTGGTTCTGCATAGCGTCCAACTTTGCAAGGATAGCATTGGTATTGGCGGTCGCACCGTCACGCAATGAAAGTGCATTCTGATTGGCTGTGTTGACAAGCGCGTTGGTCTGATTGCACATCGCAAGCTGGTTCTCATAGCCCATTGTGGTAATGGCGTTCTGAGTCTTGCAGCAACAATCTGCAATCTGAGTAAGAACAGCCTGATTTCCGGACTGGAATGCGTTGATGATTTGCTGGCTTGACATGCCCACCTGATTTCCTACATTGGCGATAAGTCCCTGGATGTTGCACAGGGCGCTCTGTAACTGTTGGGTAGAGCAGTTCAAAGAAGAAGCAAGCTGGTTGATGGCATTGCCATTGCCCTGAATGGCTGACATCAGGTATTCACGACCGACATCACCGTTAAGCTCGGCAGGCAGACCTCCACCATTGCCAAAGCGGTTGCCGAAGCCGTTGCCGCCCCAACAGAACCACAAAAGGATAATCCAGATGAACCACCACGAGCCGCCCCATTGGTCTTGGCTGCCACGTCCCTGGTTCAGTAAAGCGAGAAGTCCGGGGTCTACACCCTTGCTTCCCATCAAGTTGGGCAACATAGCCATGATGTCAAATTTGCTTCCGCCACCATTTCCGTTGTTCCCGTCTTGGTTGAAGACATACGTTCTTTCCTTAGAGATTTATATTTTGTATTGCGGTCAAAATCAACCGCATCACAAAAGTATAAATACGCAATCTGCCATGAAATCAGTTGTTTCCCAACGCTTTCCTAATGTTTTCCCAATATATTCTCAACATTTTCCCGCCTTCCATGCGTTCTTGGAAATTGGAAATCATGTAGTTTATCGCGCGTTTGGTCTTGTGAATTTTAGGAGCTATCTGTGAAGGATACATTCCCCTTTCGACAAGCAACTGTACAAGCAAATAGCGGGCGTCTACGGTTTCCGTATCCTTATCCGAAGATAGTATTCGGCTGGCGGGTATTTCGGTCTCCTGCGCCACGAGATTAATTGTTTCGGCAAAGATTTCTGACTTACACATAGTTTTTCTGAATTTTATATTTATCTTTGCCCTGCCACATAAAATATTTGATTATATACGAACAAAGCATAAGATACCGTGTTGAAGATATTAAAGCCTCCAACGTGCGGTGTCTTATGCTTATCATGTTTTTATGTGGCAATATTAACGTGAAACGTTGGGGGCTTTCTTTTTACTCTAAGCCCCCGAAAGAGTGTCAGCTACAAGCCAACTTCTACATCGTTAATTTCTTTCTTACCATACAAATAGATTATAACTTATTCCTGCGCCTACGTACATGCCGCCCGGATACCCATATCCAGCCTGCAACCCTAATCCCCAACGCTTCTTCTTCGGTTTGATGGGAACCGGATGATAGATGTCATTCGTTACCGTCTGATAAACCGTCTTAGGAAAGACCTGCATACTATCCAGTCGCGGGTCTACATATCCACTCACCACCGCACGATACAGGCTATCTTCATACACAACCCGTTTGCGATGAAGCAAGGTATCACCTATACGTACTGTGTCATTCGGCAATATCTGCCAAAAGACCGCTATCGGTGCGGAGATAAGAACTGTATCAAGTTTGACAACCGTCTGTATCTTTGTTTCGGTACGTATTTCTGCCGGCAAAGGCTCGAGCCGGCGGAACCACGCCGCCACACAAGCGATGGCCAGCAATACAACTAATAGCCAGGGTAGATTTTTCATGACCTCAACAAATAATGATTTACAACCATACCTGCACATATTGCGGCAACTCCATACAGCAAGTCTATTTTGTTCCACTTGCCGTTATAGTAGTGGCAACGGTCGCTGTTCTCCTTGATAAAGAGCATCAGCAGTGCAGTACTGCCACCGAATACTATGGCGGTGGATAGATAGACCACCGCACCTAAGATGTTATTTCTCATAATTAATTATACCTTCCATCAGGGGATGGGTTTGGTCCCGGTTTATTATCCTTGATATATGAATACCCTATAGTAAGTATACCGATAGTAGGAATGCCGATTGTCGGGATGCTGATGTTGGGGATAGTGATTGGGTTCATAGGCTATCCCTCTTTAATCATTTTGGCTTCCAATACTTCGGTAGCGCTCTTGATTGTGACGTTTATGCCATTCGCTATCCCTGCGATACGGAAAATCGTATTGGACGCACCGTTATATTGGGATGCGTTGGGATAAAGCGGAACGGGTTCCAAATCATCAATTCCTGCGAAAGCGGTCACATATCCGCCCTTGTTCTTTATCTGTATGGTAACGGGATTGCCGTCACTGACAAACGTTGCGTAATACGCTGTTTTGCCTTCTTCTTGTTGAAATGATAAAACTTCTGCTGCCATGATGTTTACTTTTTAGAGTTATTCAAATAGTTCACAATTCCCTGCACATGCAAGTCCACTATTGCCCGCTTCCCCTCTTCCGATAATAAGAAGCCAACATCTTCCTTATTGTCTTGGAATAGGTTCTCTGTAAGGACTGCCGGGCACTTCGTGTGCTTCAAGATGTAGAACCCGCTTTCCTTATCAGGGTCGCCATCCGTCATATCCTTGCGTATCTTCATACCCGGCAAAAGTCGTTCGGCTGCCACATATAAGCTATCAGCTAATTTATCGGCTTTCGTCTGACCTGTCGAAGTCCACGCTTCCCAACCACGTGCCTGCATCCATTCAGAGCCGCTTCCCGCTGCATTACAGTGGATAGATACGAGGATTGTGTCACTTGCCTTGTATTCGTTCGCCCTACGGCAACGCTCCGATAAGGGAACGTCTATTTCCTCTTTGACGATACGTTCTGCGTCAACACCTTGTTTGCGCAATTCGGCTTCCAAACGTATGGCAATCTCACGGGCATACGCATACTCTTTCAATCTTCCGTCCGGTGAACACTTGCCCGGAGTGTTACTTCCGTGTCCGTTGTCAATCAATACTTTCATTCTGCGCGTCCTCCTTGAAATATTTGTCATAAACTAAACGAGCCACCCATCCGGCAACAACACCGACACCGAATGATACAACAGTAGTCAGGTTCACCCAAAACGGTGTGTAGTGCATGTAAAGCATAACTCCCACGATGATAGCGATAACAATCGCTGCGATAATCAGTTTCTTTTTCATTTTGTTACTCCTTATCTTTAGTTATTATTTCATTCATATCTTCTTTCTCTACATCGAGCACTTTCTTTCCGAACAATCCCAACGCTTTCAGTAAGTTGAAATTATATCCCTTTGGCTTCAAGATATTGCTTATGATAGAGCAGAACTCTATGAAGCAGACAAACAAGCATGAATACACATCAATATTCCATTTATTGCCGGAAGCAATGTTTATCATCACCACCATACAGACAAAGGCAAAGTATGTCACCATTTTACCCATAGTACGGCGCACGGCACTTGAAAACCGAAATTCTTCACCCAATAGCAGGCATTTCCTTATCCCGAACATCAAATCGCATACAACGACTGAAAATGTTACTATCAGCCACGGTATCATGTGTTCCAATGACTGTGCAATAAAACTGCTTGCTATTACCGAGAAACCACCCGGTATGCTTTGGGTAATAATGTTATTCTTCATCTTATCGTTATTTGTCAATTATTCCTATCTTTGTGTCTCTTATCAAATAAGCGAACTACTGTCATTCCGTTTTGCTCGTGAGAGTAGGACGGGATTTTCATATCTTGCCGTAGTATCTGAACCATGCACCCCATTTACGTTCTTTCAAGTAGTTCGGATTATCCTGGTTGAGTTTGGCTTCCATCTCAAATGCGCTCGCTCGATAGGCGTTGGCGTTTACTTTACCGCTGCCTATTATGTTGTCTGTAAACAGGTGGTACACGAAGCTCACAAACCATTCTGTCAAATAAATAATGTAGTAGAATAGCGGGATAAGGAGCAACCACCACGCACTGACATAGAACGCCAGCAATACAGACGGGATAGCCGCTATCTCCATACACTCGAAGAACTGTTTCTGATGTATCCGTTCATGACGGATAGTCGTTTCGGACAGTTCTTTCAGCTTCGTAAGGATGAAGCCGAAGAACATTATAGTTGTGTAGCCTCCAAAGAGGATAAGTTTGGCTAATTTGCTGTTGTAGTAGATTGTTTTCATATACATCATCTTATTTATTCATTATAATCAAAAACAAAAAGTACATAATCTAAATCATCAAAATCGCCAGCAATAAAACTTTGAATAGCACTTCCAGGTTGACATATATTTTCATTAATTTCCATTTGCGAATCACTACTACCTACAAGTCTACATTTATAGATTTCTAAATATCTAACAGGGCCGTTGCTTTCATTTTGTATATCAAAATCAATATTACTACCTACACCATTAGAATACCAATCTATTTTACCACTTTCAACAATAGTTAATTGTCCACTTCTATATAGACTAATATCGTGTGAACTAAGATTGGCTATTATTAACATTCTTGTTCCATATTGTGTATCAGTAGGTGGTAAATAGGTTAAAGCATCATATAATTTGCTCCAATCAAATTCTTTGCCCGCAATCAGCTTATCTCCAGCAAATAGTCCTGAGGTCAATTCTCCTATTTTTAACATAATCATTATCCTTTAATCGGTTACACAACATGCTGTATTGGCATCCTTAGAGCCAATAGCCTCGTACTCGGCAGCGGTTTTCTTGGTGAGGGTGGTGAGGTTGTCGGATTGAACAAAATCACGAACTATAAAATAATTTGTATAACTTTGATTAAGAGCTATAAATATTCTTTTTGTAATAATATTTATTTCATTGGGGCTAATAGAGGAGTAACAAAATATAAAACTTAATTCGTAAGCATTATTATTTTCATTATAATAAACTTGACTTACTCCAATTTTAAATATCTCTTTATTGTTAGAACTTAAATAAAGAGTATTTGTAGTTAATAGTTTCTTAACAATATCTTTAAAAGAATGTGCATCACCAAAAACCATTGATATTTTAGTTTCAGCATCATTTCCTGAAGTTTCTTGATTTGAAATCAACTGTATACGAGCTTCATCTGTAATCGTAAGCATAATGTGTTTATTATCCACATACTTCTTCGTTGCAGGCTGGTAATCGCCCGTAGGGGTGAATGATGAAGTGTTGGTCTTGGTGAGGACGTCGGATTTTTCAGGAACTTCCGCCCAATCCCCATTCTTACGACCGTATGCCTTTCCATCAGTTGGCGCTTCGTCTATACCGCCAATCTTCCCCTGGCTTACCCATTCACCGTTCACCCATGCGTAGTAATCATAAGGGGCTTCCGTACCTACAGCCATGAACCCGTCAACTGCCGAACCATCGGGAACAGCGGATTTCAAGGCTTCAAGGGTGGCGTATTCGCCGGCTACCTTAAATGATTTCCCAGGTTCTCCTTGTATACCTGGCTCGCCTTGTTCTCCTTTCAAAAATTCTAAAGGATAATTGACCACAGAAGCTTCACTGTCGCTTCCTGAAGGTTTAAATGCAGGCAATGACGTTACATCATCCGCTTTGTCCGCATTCGGTACTTCATTAACCCCTATGGAGTTAGCCATAAGGCGGGCAACTATTTCCTGATAATCCTGTTCTGTCCAAGCCATAATTATTCCTGTTTATCGGTTGCTTCTTCCGGTTGATTGTTGATAGCACGATTGAGCGCGTCAATAAAAAAAGGTTTGCAAAAAGCATTTGCATGCTCTTGTATCAAGGATACTTCTTCATCGGTATACTCTGTCTCTTCATTGGAGTTGTATATCTTCAAAGCGAGTGCATGCGATGCGATACCGTTACCGTTCCGGTATAATACATTCGCAAAATTCTCTCTACAATCTATATTTTCACAATGCTTACGGGTAATGTCCGTAGCAATCAGTAATTGTTTAAAATTTATCTTTTTCATGAGCTTGGGTATGATTTAGTTAATCTTCCATTTTTATAAAAAGAAAGTCCGCTGATGCCAAGAGCCACTTGGTATCTTGACCCACTTAAATTTGAAATCATTGACAATGACCCTGCAAGAAGGGTGGTAGCCGCAGTTAAGTTGCCATCACCTGCTATATTGTCCAATTTTAATCTTGGGTAAGTAACAGAAGTACCTCCGCCTTCATTATCAAGGAATGAAATTCCACCCACATCATATCCTTTTGAATTATAAAATTTTAGGCTGTTTGAATTTGGGTTTATCTCTATTTTTGCACCTGACGAAGCGGTTGATATTTTGCCAACAATGCTAACATTCCCATTTTCGTCTATCACCAAAGAGTTGTTAGGAGTTCTTACATTTTTAAACACCCCGCTGTTTGCATTTATCTCTCCTTCAAAATATCCACCAATAGCCTTTATTGTCCCGTCTGCCTGAATAGACACATTCCCGTTGGCGGATATATTTCCGGTAAAGTATATATTTTTGGAAACCACGGAAATATTATCAAGTGCCACATTGATTTCTGAACCTAATCCGTCTTTTTTGACATATAATTTAAGTTCATCGGTAACCCCATTGATGTCCAGCCCCAACTGCGTTACATCTTCCTCTATTTTTGTAACAGACAATTTGAGGTTTTCCGCTGTCTGCTTTATTTCGGAACTCAATTTAGTATACAAATCCTCGAATGCGTTTTCGGCAAGAGCCAGCGAATGTATGTATATATCCCCCGTAAACTTCAATTCAAAGTCGCCCGTTCCGTCCCATGTGCCGGAATACTCCTTCATTGCGTATTCCTCACCTGGTTCAAGACGTTCGGTGAAATGCAGGTTCTGACCGGAAAATCCTATTGTCAGCGTTCCGGCTGTAGCTACCTTATACCGGAAAGAGATAAAGAACTTCTTCGGTTCTTCCCCTTCCTCATAGGTAGGCTTATTGGCTAAATCAGCATTTGACTGTTTAATTCCGGAAGAAAGGATACGAAGCACGTTTCTATCCCCATCTCTGATAATGGCAGCCATAGCGTCCTTACGGGAATAGAACTCCCCATTCACTAATAAGAATTTTCCGTTTACAGTAAAGAAGCGAACATCGTTCTTTGTCTCCCAACCGTTCGTATTGCTTGCAAATGTCGCATTGTACAGGTAATTATCCTTTGCCTGCACCTCGTCAAGCACTTTGGAGATTTCAGAGTGAATCAAATCTTCCAATATCTTAAACTGGGTCATAATGTTTATTCCCGTTTTCAAGATAAAGTCTCCCATGAACTTGTTGCCTTGCGGACTGATAACCGTCACTTCCTTACCAGCTAAAGAATAAGAATTTATTCCTGCATACTGGTGGATACTCGGTGCATCATCGCCATACACAGACAAGGTGATTGCGTTCTGACGCTTCTTGTCTGTGCGGTTACCGAGCTGTACAAGACTGTCGCCTTCCTGCGGTGTGCCACTGTTGGCGTCACAGTCTGTTTTGCTGAGGTCTATATAATCCTCACCAACACCTACACATAAGCGCCAATAATAACGGTTGGATACATTCTCGTAGATACCCGGCTTGATATTGAAGTCTTGAAAACGTATCTGGTCACCTTCCTTGAACGGGTTCTCGATAGCCGTTTCTCCATCATCCACCAAAAGAAAGCAACGCCAAAAATCCTCGTGTTCTTCCACCGTTCCGCATTTCATTCCGGCAGCGGTGAACATGTAGTTTCCGCCTGCATAAGAAAGCTTCTTTATCTCCAACTCGGAGAACATCGCCTTAATACGCACAAATAGTTCGTCCACTTCAATATAGGATTTACCCGTCTTGCTGTCTACTTTAATGACAAAGCCTTCACCGAGAGCACCGGAAGAAAAGTTCATGGACTGGATGTAGTCTGAAAATAATCCACCTAAGAACTTTATTAAATAGCTGGTTTGGTCAGGTTTGGTTTTATTCAAAAACAGCTTTTCTCCAAAGGCTTTAATGATTGATTCCACTTGTTGGGTAGTCAATCCTCCACCGCCTTGCCCGCCTACAATTGAGTCTATCTGATTCTGTATCTTTTCTAAAGTTCCTACCGCTTTGTCATTGCGAAGGGTAATATCATACGTTGGAATGAGAGCGTCTCCTTCCTTTATTGTAAGGCTGTCAATAATAATGCTCCCGTTGATGTTTAAGTCTTCATCCTCGAACAACATTAAATCACCTTCCTTTATACTGTCATGCAGTTCCGGGTGACGCGCCATAAATATTTCATCTACTTTAGGCTCATAAGTATATCTTACATAATCATTTTTTGCAAGATATTCTTTGGAAGCTGTTAGCAATCTTTGGGAAGCGGCTTTTATATACACATCCGGCATATCAATGCCCAAAAGCACAAATTTATCTCCGGCCTTGATAGTAAAATCCTTATATGGGAAATAAAGATTCAAACCTTCATCATAGACTCTGTTGCATGTCAAGACCCACATGTCACCTTGTTTTACGGGCTTGTCTGCATCTCTAAGTATTTCAAATTCACGCCCACCACACATTCCGCCTTTCATGGATATGGTGGGAGTTTCATCGGTAAAGTAATCGTTTATGTCAAATCCAATGTCTTTGAGATATATTTTGAACGGTGGGATGGTTTCCCCTTCTTCAAAGTAACCATCATCTGCAATTGGCGTATTATCCTTATTCACTGAATCGGAAGCGATTTCATCCAACGCTCCGGTAGCATTTACGATTATTCCCGCGTCTTTCAACTGCTGTGCTGTCATTCCTTCCATAGACGGATATATTTCCGGTAAAGAAGTATCACTCCCGTCAAAGAAAACCGAACCTTCCCGAACTCCGATAATATCTATGTTTTTACTATCAAGGTATGGGTCAAGTGTCTTTTCCGGAAAATCAGGAAGCATCAAGTTTTTAACAGCCAGATTATTGGGGACTAATGCTCCGGAAGGTCTTTTGTACTTTCTTGGAACATTGTCCGTCTCAATGCCTTTTTGTATCCGCATCTTTGCGCCTATGCGGACGTTGTCCTTGTCGGCTTCGCTATTCAACAAAACGTAGCATTTCCCAAGAAAGCTACCTCTTCTCATTTTATAGGAATGTCCGTTGATTGTTACATCGTATAATGCTGTATCAGACAGAAATTTCATATAAAAAGGGAGTGTCACGACAGCGCCGTCTATTACATGGGTGTTTGGGTCGTATCCATAAGACGCATCCTCAATGGGTGCTTCTATAATAGGACTTCCATACGTAGTGTAATAGTTATACGGCAAGTTTCTCGTACTACCGTATGCTCTTAGCCGAGTAATAATCTTCTGTGACGAATCCGCGGTTTTTTGTATGGAGTACAGCCCCTTGCCCTTTCCATACCCGAACATGTTTCCTACTGCAATTCCGGCAGTGCCTATTGTTATCGTTCGTCCTCTTATGATAAAGTTTGCCTTAAACTCGCTATTTACCAAAGCGAGTGCGTCCCAAACGTTTATACTGCTTATTGATATGGATTTGTTGGCCTCATTAACATATTCGGGATGTACTGTAACCGTCCATTTCTGCTCTCCTTTATAGATACGGTCAAGGTTCACCTGTATTCTTTCTGCGAGAGCATTTATACTTTCAGCGTAAAAACTGAATGTAGGCAGGGAAGAGTAGTGAATTAAGTTATCCTCTTTTACATAGTCCAGGAATTCGCATCTTGTCAGTTCGTCTGCAAGAGAGTTGAAAACTACGTTCTCATATTTGAAAGCCTCTCCGTATGTATTTTTGGAGGCTTGCTTCAATTCAGTAGGGTCGTAGTTTATTTCAAATCTTTCTCCGCGATATATCAGATAGTCCCCGACTGTAAAATCAATCGGAGTGGGGGACGTAACGGTAATGTTAACAGAACAAGCTCCCATGAACTCTCCGTTATACTCTAACTTGTTAGCGACACATCGTTGCGTCTGCCCGTCTTTGCTGTATATTATAAACCGTCCCATTATACCGTAAGAATAATTTGTGTTTTAGGGTCGGTCACCCGAAATGTAATGTTGAAAGTTACGACATCTCCCTCATCCGTCTTGCGGACAAAAAGGTCGGGTTTTATAGATTTAAAATAAACCCCCTGCCTGCCTATTTGGGTATAGGTGTCATAAACCTTTAATTCTGTTCCGTAACCGTCTTTTCCTATCAGATAGTCCAGGAAGGCGACAATCTTTTCATTGGCTGTTCCCATATCACCTTTATAGGCAAACTCTACTTCTATATCATAGGCTTGCACGTAGAGTTCTTCGGGGAAAAAGGTGTCTTCTCCGTCTTGGTCTATCCAGTCCCTTTTGGGCAAATCCTTAATATCTCCATATACAGTAAAAGGGAAGTCCTTGCACACAATCCCCCATTGGGATTTGGTGTCAATAACAGGACTCCCCAGCTTACTTTTCTGAAAATAGATACTGTAAGGCTTTGCCATGTGTTATTTTGAGTTTGTGTTGTAAAAACAAAAAGAGCCAATCAACGGCATGCCCGTTAATCAGCTCTTTGGCTTGTTATATCAATACTGCAAATATATGGTGTATTTTCTAAATAATCAAGTAAAATGTTAGAAAATTGATATAGTCATCCGGCTTACATTATATTTGCAATGAATACTACCTTTCGGGTGACACGATTTTCATGTAGGGGTTCTTTACCCGCTTCTCTTTGAGCTTCCTTTCAAGTTTTTCCATCCTTTCGTACATCAGTTCAATATCTTCGGATAAGTGCAATAATTGAAGTTTGAGGAGCTTGTTCTCTTTCTGCAAGTTATATATCTTTTCTTCCATGATGAATATTTGTTTTATTCGTTTTTCCTGCCATCTGCCCGCCAGCCGTATTACTGGCGGGGTATCATAACGTGAACGTTGGTCGAACCTCAACGTGCATCTATGCTAACATGTGGCAATATTTCCTTATTAAGGCTTCTAAGGTCGAAATCTGACTTAGAGGCGCTTGGGTTGTATTTTGATATAGACATAGGGGCAAGAAGCGCCATTATTTCCAGCTTCTCCTGCTGTATATCGAGTATTACTTCATCCAGTATTTCTTAATTCTTCCATTTTCGTTTTGGATATAGTTGTGGCTGTCGGGCATTGGAACCGACTGCCGGATGATTAAAATAGCGTGATTAGTATTTTTTCATGCAGCTAACGAATAAGGCTATGATAGATATAAGGACGCCTACAATGGCAAGTATTAAATTCCAATTGATAGGATTGTGTAAGTTGGGGTTAACGGCAAGATAGTGCTTGCCCTCTTCGGTGAGTTTGACACTCCATACATAACCGCCAACCACATAATTGGCTTTCACCAATCCTTTCCTCTCAATGGAACGGATGGAAGCAGTAAATACATGCTTCGGGTATGTTGCCGGGCATTCTCCGCCAAACTCTGCAACAATCCGAAATGCTTGTTTCTCTTCCTTTGACAACCTTATCCGTTCCATAACCTACTCGTTTTCTGCAAATTTACTAAATACTACGCAAATATGTGTTGTTGTGCTATACTATTTTATAGGCGAAATCTTTCTGTCAGAAGGCTTTCCGCCAAATAGATGGTTGATGTAGGCAAGACCTTTTGGTTTGCAAAACACCTTTTGGCATAATATGTCAGGGTGGTTGTCTCTGCGTATTGGCGGCAACAGCGTCATTTCAAAGTAGCCTGCGTCAATATACTTTTGTTTCGGTTCGTTCCTGTCTTTGAAGAATATGCCCGCATCCCTTAGCTTCCCGAAAAGGGTGTTTCTCCCAAAACCGAGATTGAGTATCTTTGCGGCTTGACCTATGTCTACTTTGCCCTCTGCTTTGAAGGCGGCTTGGGCGAAGTCGGCTTTGGGTTGGAGTTTGGCGTTCTTTTCTTCAAGCTGCTTTAGCCGCTCTTCTTTTCTTTTGATTGTTTCCTGTGCCACTATGAGTGCACGTGCCATGATTTCTTCGGGAGTGTCGTCCTGTTTAGTTGCGATGTAGCCGCCGGTCTTACGGATGGTCTTTAAGATTTCCTTTACGCCTTTCTTAAATTCTTTGGCAATTGGTTTACGGCTCTGCATGAGGACTTCGTATAAGCCATCTTCGGTTAAGAACCACATTTCGTAATTTCTACCATCTACGAAGATTGTTCGTAGATGCTTTTCTTCCTCATCTACAGTGCCTACCATTCTTGATACATCATAATAACCTTGCGATGTTTTCGCATAATCAATGCACTCTGCCACTTCTTTAGCAAGAAACAACGGATTTTCGGCAGTTCCGTAAACCGTGAATTTGTGCCCCAGCAACTCTGTTTCGCTTAGGACTTGAATCGAGTTTGTTAGCATAACAAAAAAAAGCGCACGTTCACGGCTGCTAACAAACTCATAGGAATTTAGTTTGGGGACATTTCTGTTACCCCACCGTTCGTGCGCAATATCTTAATTTATGATACTACTTGATATGTATTGGCAAAAAAATAACTCCAATGATGAAGCCATAGGAGTTTGCCGCTCCTATAAGTTGTTAGCACCGCAAAGATAGCCCTTATCTTTGAAATAGCAAACTTATAATCATAAAATCAATTACTTTCGTCTATTTTCTAAGTTATTGTGCAAATATATAGAAAATATACTCATTTTCATAATTTAATATATTAATAAATGGTGAATATGTTTTATAACATGCTATATATAATGACAACAGATGTTAATAAAGACGTATCTTTGCTACATGTTTTAATAAATAATAAAAGTAGTATGGAAGATTTTGTAATGGGACTTATTTACATCTTCTCATTTATATGGGGGATTCTTAGTATTATACTTTTCTTTAAAGTATGGGGAATGACAAATAGGGTAATTGACATTCAAAATCTATTTGAAAAGCATTCTAAGAACGTTGATGATAAATTAGGGGTTTTGATTTCAACATTAGAAAAGATGAAAGAAATGCCAAAAACAGAATCAAATCCCAATAAAGCGGAAATAAAACAGCCAAAAGATAATTTGAAAGATGCAGCTAAAACTGCGAATTTAAATGTAAGAAAAGAGAAAGAGGCTAAGGCTATCTCCCCAAAAACAAAAAGGGAGATTGATGAATCTTCTAATGAATTTAAGCAGAAACTACATAAATGGCAAGTTTTGAAAGAAAAAGGTTTTATAGAACAAGCTATTGAAGAATATCAAGAATATACAGGTCTTGATTACGATGAAGCTGTTGGATTTATTAAAGAATTGTAATAACTATTTATGCTTTAATTTTAGATTAATATGAGCCAAGAACAACAGAATAATGGTATGTCAGAAATTGGGGGTATAATATTAGGGGCAGGTATATTGATGGCAGCTATTGCTATATTTTCAGGTCATTATATTTTAGGAGGGGCTTTAGGAGGGGTTGCTATTGCCATATCTAAGGCTGTGAGTAAATCAGATAATGAAAAAGAAAGAGAAGAAAGACAACAAGAATTGCGAAGAAAAAAAGAATTGGAAGATGAAAAAAGAAAGGAAAAGGAAGAAGTAGAAAAAGAAGAAAGAATAAAAAAATATGGTGAAATATCTTATGAATATCAGTCCAAATGTCCGTATTCCAAAATAGAGGTGTATGAAGCAACCAAAGTTGTATATCTTAAATATGGAGAAGAAACATGGATGTTTAATTTCTCTGATGTTATAAAAGTAGATATATATGAGGACGGACGAATTAGTTCGTCTACCACTTCTACAAGCGGGACTTCAAAGGCTAAAACCTCAAGCATGCTGGGTAGGGCTGCTGTAGGAGGCGCGCTTTTAGGCGGCACAGGAGCGGTAATCGGAGGGGCTACAGGCAAAAGAGGAATTAAAGAAACTTCTACTACAAAAACGCAAGAAGTGGTTATTTACTCAATGGTTATAACGATTAACAACCTATCAATGCCGACCATTCAAATAAAAGCGAAGTATGAAGAAGCCAAAGAATTTATAAAGAGAGTAAGTTCCATATTGTCTATCATAATAGAAAGGCAAGATAAAGATGCTGACGACGATGCTAAAATACAGATATTACATGAGGGGAATGAATATTCAGAAGTGAATATTGATATATTAAAATTATTATCTGATACTTATGGGGAAGGTAGAATAAAAGGCCTACCGAAAGCTCTTGAATTGTACAAAGAAAAAGTAAACAAAGATGGTTCTAATTTTACTGAATATTTGGAAGAAATAGTGACATTAGATGATGAGATATTGTCGGATAACGAAAAGAATGTTTTATTGTCTGATATATCATTTATAAAACGCATGAATAAATAATGTTTTGTATTTAATATCACATCAAGTCAAGCGGAGTTTCTCCGCTTTTCTTGTTTTGTGGCATATCGTTTGTTATACCGATTATGGTAATAATTGCCACAATATTATAAATATGAGAAAGCATGGAAAAAAGGCAAAAGACAAAGACCGTGGAGCTTAACAGAAGTTCTAAAACTGGGCGGTTTGTTACAGAAAACTATGCCAAAAGACATCCAAGCACTACGCAGACCGAACATCGTCAGAGAAAGAAATAGGCAGCATCGCTAAAATCTTTTTCGTAAGAAACTCAATTAAGTAGGAATAAGCTTCGTCACTATCACTGGTTAAGTTTATTCCTGCTTTTTCCAATGTAAAGTTGGCGATGTGAAATATCTCGTGCGCTAATATTGACAACCCTTTTATATCTTTCGGCAAATTTGGCATATACAAAATCATTTGTCCGCCAGGCAATAAAAAACTTTTTCCCTTTTCTTCTCCACTAATCATAGAAACGATTTCGGAAGACTTCTCGCACCCGAATATCTTTGATAGTCTTGCCTTCAGGTGCTTTTTTTCTCCAAAATGAACCATTACATCCCGGTCATAAATGTCTATGCTTATTATCTTATTCATAACAAATATGATGTTTGTGCTTTATATATAATAATACAAATATAGGGAAAATAGCTAAGAAAATGTTCTTAAACATGCGAATTATTATTAAAATAATATTTTGTATTTAGATTTTGGAGTATTTTTGTCTCACAAAAGAATAAACATCATGTCAAAGGAAGTATATACTCGTAAAAATTTTAGGTCTTCATTATTAAGGCAAATCATTATTAGGTGTGACTATTCAAGTCTAACGGACTTAAATGGTTTTATAATGAAATTAAAATCCTTAGAATGGTTCCAAAATCTTTTTGCGGGTTATCGTCTTGTCAGGACGAATAATTTTAATCTACAAATAAATCCCAAAGCAATAGAGGATAGATTTATCCCTCTTGAGGTAAACGAGACTGGCAATATTCATCGCTTTTTTGATTGCAAGATAGAGCCTAAGCAAAATTCATCTATGGATATAAGCTCTACTTTTATTTGCTTTACAATAGGATGTAACGACTCTTATAATACGATAGACCCTTATCTTGACTCTATTACAGACATCATAACTACCTTAAAAGAATATGATTCTTATGTGCAAATAGAGAGGTTGGCTATAAGAAAAATAGATGGCAAGGACTATGCTTCATTGGAAGAAGCATATAAAACTTTTGAGGTTATGGAAGATTTGGAGAAGAACATTATAGACAATGTAAAACCTATAAAAAAAGTTTATACGGATGCCTTTATATCTAATGACGCAAATATTAAAGTTAATTTTACTCGCGGATTAGAACGTTTTAAAAACGGGTCTATTAGATGTATTTTAGATATGGACGGCTATATTGACTCATCCCTTGTACCACTTAATGAAGTAACAGATAAAAAGGGAATAGAATCATTATTGAAAGATAAAATAAACGATGAATTGTTCAAGTTGTTTAGAGCGAGCGTAACAGAGAATTTTTTATCTAAAGGACTTATATCATGAAAACAAAAACTTCATCTGCCAATATAGAATTTAGTGTTACAAGAGCTTTTGAAATAAAGGGTAATCATTCCTCTTATGGGGGAGGAATTGATTGGGCCGCTCAAACGTCAATAGGAAATCAGACGAGGGCTATGTCTTCTAATAATAATCAAAAGAGAGTCAATATAACGGTTTGTAAGAATGCTAAGGGGTGGTGAAACAGAAATACCGATTACAAGCTCTGGTACTTTACGCGTAAAGATATTTATTATAGGATATAAAAATCAGGGAGAATCTATTGTAATATTGTTTATAGATACCGGTGAAAAGGGATGCCCTGTAAAATATTCTATTGTAATAGACTGTTTCAAATACAATAAACGGAATATTACAGATGAAATATTAAGGCATTATTCGGTTAGTACCGTTTCGATGTTATGCTGGACGCATCCCGATTTAGACCATTCTGTAGATATTGATACATTAATAAAGAAGTATTGCAAGGAAAGTACACAAATATTGCTGCCGGAGCATTTTTATAACGAATCAAGTGATATTATTACAATAAATAATAAAACACTTCGAGGGGCTGTTGATAAGGTCTTTAATCTGAATAGATTAAAAAAGAGAACTGTTGCCAATATTAGCGCAACAGATAGGGGGTATAATGAAATTAAAAGTTTGAAATTTGCAGGAGTCGACAAGGACGTCTTTGTTTCAGTGAATGCTGTTACTCCTATATCTTCTATTTTAGCAAACTATGTGAAGAAAGGGAAACACAATGTAAATAAGAACGAACTATCAATATCATTTATAATTAATATAGATGAGTATTATCTATATTTTGGTGGGGATACGATGAATGGGCATATAGATGCTATAAATCCGGCTTATTTAGAGCAATGCCGTTTCGTGAAAATCCCACATCATTCGTCTGATACTTCTACAAACCTGGTCCATTACTTGTCACAGGATATAGATACTGCATGCACAACTATATTTAGCAAGCATCATTTGCCCAAAGAACATGTTTTGCAAGAATATTGCAATAAAGGGAAAGTATTTTCTACCGGTGGGCAGAACAATAAAAAGTATAATTATGGAGTAGTTGAATACGAGTATGATTTTTCAAAAGAAGAAGTTGATATGAATATTAAATTGCACGGGAATGCTATTAGCTTGAATTAATGTAAGCCAGACATTAAGCCTGGCTTTTTCTTTGCATGACATCCCCATCGGTTTCCACAATACAATCTTCTCCATGAATGTAAACATATACCGATGCTGTATCCTTTTGGATAACATTTACTTTTGCCCGGTCGTACACGTTAATGAATACCTTGCAATACTGTGAACAGTCAATGGTTACTTCGCTGTCATGGCGCACGTAAATATCACATACAGAAAAGCCATCAAATAGGAGAGTACCTTTACAATTTCCGTTCAGAACGGCTATGTGCTTCATGTTCCTTGCTTGCACATCCTCATCGACAAAGATATTGTTTCTGTGAAGGATGTCCTTGTCGAAGTGCTCCTTTATGAAAGTGTTGGTAGGGTATCCTTTCTTTATACAGAAATCAATCCCGTGCAAATACTTGTCAATCAATCCTTGTTGGTCAGGTTCTCCCCATTGTTCCGTCCATTGCGTACATAGCCCTAATGATACGGCTTGGTTGAGCAATGTTTTGCTTAAATCCTTTTCGTTCATAACATATTATATTTTGATTTTTCTACCACTTCTGTCTATCACTATACTTAGCATATCTCTAACTTCTTGTACTAAAGCAACGTTTGCTTCGGTATTTTGGGCACTTCTTAACGTATTATTGGCTATCGCCCTCAATTGAGTAAGTTGTTGTTCGGCTATAACATTATATTTCGGAAGAATCTCGTTTCCCCACTTTTCAAGCAAAGCGCGTTTTACACTTACATCTGCACGAATACCGTTTATGTAAGAAGCTAAAATATTGGCGGTTTCTTCTGTAATGTTTTCTTGTATCCCTTTGGAAAGAGTGTTTGAAGCGTTTGTCTCTTCAAGGCTTATTCCCATTTTTTTTGCAGCAGCATTTAGATAATCCCATATTTTCTTTGAGTCTGATATTGTCCCTCGAAGGCTTCCAAGTTGCTGCATTAGTCCGGCTGACTCTTGTTCTGTCAGATTTGTACCCCCGGCGGAACTGTCTGTAAATATACCCTTATCTCCAAATAGATAATCCTTTAGGTTATTCATGGCAGGTTTTATGACATTCAGAGAAATCATCTCCTTTATGACATTGCGCATTATATCAGCCACCGTATCATCAAAAGCCTTTGCTGCATCTTCTCCGTTGGCGAACGCATTGACTAACGCTTCTGATATTTGGTCTGACCATCCCTTTAAGTCTATACCGAATTGTTCGCTTGCCAAATCTTCATAGAAATACTTGATTTGCTCGCCTAACTCGATATACTGCTGCTTGTAGTCCTCTATTTTAGAAGCATCCGAATCTTTCTTGTCTTGCTCCGCCTTCATTTGCTTTTGCACCTCTTCTTGTTGCTTTTGAAGATTTGCAATCATCTCTTTGGATTGGCTTTGGGCAACAGCACCCAATTGCCGTTCTATGACAGATTGAAGGTTCTTATAGTCATTGGAAAGCTTTTTCACTTCCAGTTGCGAACGTTGGATTGCTTTATCCAGCTTCTTATCATGGGCTTTGGCTATGCTTCCTATTATTCCGGTAATACCGCTGACTACACCCGTAGCCCCTTGCATGATAGCCATCGGGTTGCCGGAAGATATACCAGCGAAAAGGGTAGCTCCGCTTTGAGCTGTATTCAATAATCCACCCGCAACTTCTTGTACAGTGCTTAGAGTGTCTCCTATACTGTCATTCCCTAAGGCATCAAATGCTGACCCTAAATCTCCCAAAGTGCCGATAAGAAGATTAGCCATGTCGACAATATCTCCAAAGCCTACTTGAACTTTATCGGAAGCTTCATTTTGTTTATCTTGTGCATCAGTGACTTCCTTTTCCGCATCGGCTAATGTTTTTAATTTAGGAGTTAATTTATCGACGACTTTAGTCTGATAAGATAAGCCGCCATCCGTTTTCTTGGTTTCTGTATGGCTCATTTCAGAAACACCAGTAGTTACTTTGCCTCCATCCTGGATAAACCCAAGTTCTTTTTGAGCCTTTTTCAGTTTTTCAGTGGCTTCCGCATACTCTTTTATTCCGTCTGATAATGTCTTGAAAGGGTTTCTGCTTTCACTTTCGTCACGTAGCTTTTTTAATACATTGACAAGCTCTTTAAACTCGTTGACTTTTAGACTTTGCCCGGTCGTATTTTTAAACTCTTCCAGGTTCTTGATTAGCCTGCTAAGAGTTGCAGAAGAAAGTCTGTTAAGGTCGTCAAAGGTCTTAGCCCAGTCTTCCGAACTCTTGAATTGTTCAAATTTGGTTGATGCAGCATCTTCGCTCGCTTTCTTTTTCCTTTGTGCTATAAGCCTGTCGGTCGCTTCTTCGCCTAATTGCCCTCTTTGGCTTTCAATATCTGCCAAGTCCTTTTGAAGATTACGCTCAATATCCTTTATCTTTTGGGCATAATCTTTATAATCCTCAATCATGCCTAAAAGGTTTTCAAGGCTTTCTGAACGCATTTTCTTACTTTCCTCGTTGATTGATTGGTATAGTTTCAGAATTACTCCTTCCCCAAACTGCTTCTTTACATCGTCCTCTTTCATGGCAAGGACATCTGTAACGGAGAATTTACTTCCCGTATTTTCAAGCGCTTTGGAAAGTTGGTTGCGCAAATCATCTACTACACTTTTGAATGAGACCTCTCCGCCGAAAGCGATATTCATGGAAAGGGACTTATTCCCGGTCGCTTCAAATAGCTTTTTATACAAGTCCCATTTTTCTCCGGTTTGGGAAACGTACTTCTCTATCTCCTTTAAGGCATCATCAACTTCTTTCTTCGCACTGTCAATTCCCGCCTTGTCAATCTTGACACCAAGAGAAATGTATAAATCTTCCTGCTTCTCTTTGCTCCGGTCTAACTGCCCTTGGATGTATTTGTAAGCCCTGCTTGGGTCTTTTAAGTTCAAATTGACCCCGTTCTTATCAAAGATAGGGGCAAATTCAGAAATGCCCTTCACTCTTTGGGATGCGGCTTCTTCTCCTTCTATCTTTCTCCATTTCTCATAGCTGGAAACGGCTTTGTCTATGAGGTCGGTACGGGCTTCCCATTGTTCGGCAATAGGGTCTTTCGTGTTTTGGGTCTCTTTGGTTACACGCCCGAATGTTTTTAGTATTTCATCTGTAGCATTCTTTAACAGCTTGGCTTTATCTATACTTTTACGAGTTTCTTCATTCCATTCGCCCTCTTTTTTAGTCCATTCGCTAAGAGTAGAGGACGCATCCTCATTAGCACCGATTATATTTTCTATGTATTTTTGCAGACCACCTTCTGCATCAGGCTTTAGCCTTTCTATACCGAATTTTTCATACAATTCGGTCGCTTTCTTGAACCAGGCAGAATTCTTGTCATCTTTCTTTATCTTGTAAGTTGAATAATTTTCTAATGCGTCATTCAGTGTTTTTTGAGCTTGCGATAAAACCTCTTCTTGTTTTTTTATATCTTCATCTAAGGACTCTATGACATTCTCATACCCGCCCAGTGATTGATAATATTCTCTGCGAGATTTCAATCTGTTAAGTTCTCTTTGAGCTTCATTTCTATTATTGGTCGCGCCGATTACAAGCCCTGCGCTTTTGACTTTTTCTCTTTCTTTTGATGCAGATAACACTTTTTGGATGGCTTGATATTCCCCTTCTAAAAGAAATTGTTCAAATTTCATATTCTCAAAGAGAGAGGGATATATTTTTTGAAGGTTTAGATATGCCCTTCTTTGAGCATCAATCCCGTTTGTTTTATCGAATATTCGAGAAATATATCCTTTAGCCTTACTTTCCTCTTCTTTAATCTTCTCTATGTTTTTTGAGAACTCAATATTTAGTTTTTTTGTTTTTTCAGCAACTGTTTCAACTTTTTCTTGGAATACAGTCAATGTTGTAACTATAGCGCCTAATGTGGTTATCCAAAATACCCACGGATTGACTTTCATTGCTGAGTTAAGTGCCCATTGTGCTACTGCGGCTGCTTTGGTGACTTTGACTCCTTTGTTTAACCATGTATAATACGCTTGCATTTGACTGATTGCAAAAGAAGACTTTTGTGCTACATTTACAGCTATCACAGCCGTTTTATAAGAGCCATAAATTCCTACAAGTATACCAAGTATATCTGCGACAGCCTCCCAATGTTTCATTAAATCAGTAAGCAGCTCTAAACCATCTGAAAGTACACCGCTATTGCCTTCCGCAATGTCAGCCATCATAACATCCCATGCGTCCTGCAAGTTGCTCCATTTGCCAGCAAGGCTTTCTGCAAGAGCTTCCTGCATGTTGTAGAATTTGCCGCCTTCATCGGTCAGCTCCCAAAGAACATCTTTCACCATGCCGAAGCTGACCTCTTTCCGGCTGATTTTGTCAAATACATCTCCGGCAGATGTCACTACTCCCGTAAGCTTAGTAAACCGTTTCGCCAACTCGTCCACCAACGGAATACCAGCCTCGGTAAACTGCCTCAATTCCTGCCCACGGAGAAAAGCTGCACTGCGCACCTGCCCGTACGCCAATATGATACGTCCCATATCGACACCCACACCTGCGGAAATGTCGGCAAGTCGTTTGGTCGTATCGTAAAGCTCTTCATACGGGATGCTGTATGCGGACAATTGTTTGGCGTATGAAGCCAGTTCTTTAAACTGAAACGGAGAGACAACCGCTAAATCCTTAATGCGGTTGAATATGGTTTCCGCCTTCATACTGTCTCCAAGAATGGAGGTAAGGGCAATGCGTTGTTTCTGAAACTCTCCGCCAATGGTATATAATCCCCTTACAAAACGCTCTAAAGTGTATATGGAATACACATTGGCGATTTGGTTTTTCAGCGCCCCGGCTATCCTTGATTGAGACGACATGGCTGTGTTTTCCCTTTTCATTGCGGCATTGTGTGTGCCGGAAGCTCTTGCAGCCTGCATTCGAGCATTGGTGAGTCTTTGTTCGGCGAGCGCTGCCCTTTCTGCCATTTTTGCCTGAATATCAAGAATGCGTTGCTGTCTTACATCGCTCGCTGTTGTGTTATATTTATATCCAGCTTTTTGTAATGCCTGTTTGATGACATCACTGACTTTAGCCTTATCTACGACTATGTTTATTTTGTATTTTTTCTTATTTACAGCACTGGATATACTATCTCTAAGAGAAGCATCGTCTATTTTCAGTTTTGCTTTAACTTCGGAGGGAACGTTAATTTTATTGACCCCTACATTGACTTTGAATATCTTACTTTTAAGTGCATTATCTATCGACTCTCTAATAATTTGTCTGTCTACCTTAACTCCCAATTTAGTGTTAAGTTTGACTTGCTTTTCAACGAGTTTCTTTTTTATCTGTTCATAATCCTGCTCCGTGCAGTCTTTCAAGTGAACGCTGAAATTGAGTGAACCTAAGTCTGCCATGTTAATTATTGTTTTGCGCCTTTTTTGATAGCGTTAATGCCGTTTACCATAAAATCATTGAGGGAAATTCTTTGTCCTTTCATTTCCTGCTCTTTTCTCTTTTCTTCCCACTTCCTTTTTAAATCTTCCATTTCTTTGGCTGTGTGCGTTTTTTGTTCTGCGTCTGCTTTGTCATACACTACAATCGGGGCGTCACACATAAAAAGTTCGTATTGAGCACAGGTCAATACCCAGTCCATATACCAATTAGGGATATTAATCATTCCCCAAAGAAGAATTAACGGTCGTGTCAGTTCCGGATGTTTTTCTCCGTTTGCAAATGCTGCTCCTGCCGAAGTTCTTGAAGGATACGTTCTGCTTCCTTTCTCGTCATCGTCATTATCGTGTCTCTCATTCCGGTCAGTAATGTGAAAGCATTCAAGTATTCCAGTCTCTGAGATTCCACTTTTTTTTTACCTATAAAAAGTATTCCGTACAATTCGTCATCTGTGTATTTTTTCCATAGCATACGCCAATATATCCAATGGAAAAGTCTTATCTTCCACCAATTATTCAGAATAATGAGAGAGGCACATTTGGCAGTAACTTCATCCTCACTTTTGCAGGAATGTAAGACATGGGTTAATTTTCGTATTGTTCCACGGTGCAGCCATTTTATACCGAACTTTTTTCCTCTTATCGTAATATAATCTATGCTGTTCTCCAGCACGTCGTCAAGCGTTTTCTGCTCTGCTGTGGTAGGTTGATTTATTGTTTTATCGTTCATGCTGTGTTATTGTAATGTGTGAAAAAGGAGAAGGCGGCGGCAATAACGCACACCGCCATATTTTTAAATCAAAGAACCGTCCTGGGTAACTTCCACCGCACTGAACTCATTGGCGGTGAATATGCTGACCGTAGCAGCCCTTTTTGCTCCGCTATTCTCGTCGACTTTGACCGTCACCACTTTCCCGCTAACCGAGGTTTTGCACCATGTTTCCGTTGATGAAGCAGAGACAGAGCTTTCCTTGGTTGTTGCGGTAATGGTTTTCCCTGTATTATCTGCCGCGCTGGTAAAAGACAGGGAAGCTGGAGCTACGGTCAGTCGGCTTTTTTTGTCAAGAAAGCGATATTATCTTCGGAAGAGGAGCCGGACGAAGCGCCATCTTCAAGTTCAATAGTTCCGCTGAGCGCAAAAGCGAATGGGGTAGTGGACGCATTCTCAAACAAGGGGCGTGCGTATACGGCCATTCTTTTTACAAGCAGACATTTTTCTCCGTCGTCACTTATAAGCGCAAATCCTACGTTCAGCTTCTTGCTGTTTAGCACAGCAGAGAATCCCTTGAATTGCTGGTTGTTGATAGTCGCTTGCGCTATTTCAGTGGTTTTCCCAAGAAAATATTCTACCAATTCCTTGCTTACACTTGGAACGGTAGCAGCGAAAGTAATATCTCCTGCTGTACTGGTAACAGCCCAATCCGCTTGCAGACCGTGTACCTTTGTACGGTTTAATGTCGGTTCTGCTTGGGACAAGGAAAGGGTATCTACAGTAACGGGCAAATCAAAATCCGGAGTTACCGTAGCAAAATTTGCAATGCCACCCTTTGCTAACATAATGGATGAAAGACCGCTAAATACATCTTTCAATTCCTGCTTTGTTTTCATTGCCATAATAAATAGTTTTAATCGTTTTATTTTATGTTTACTTTATCACAAGGTCAGCCCTTATCAATGTTGCGCTGAACCCTAATCCGTCATTTCCTTTCAAGGTCAATTTGGGGTTTGAGGCACTTATGAAATTGTCGCTGATGGGGAATAGGGAAAGAATATCTCCTACAATAGTGTCCATTTGTTCCAAATCTTCCGCACCTCCCTTTTTCTGTCTGACATACACTTCAATGGTGCAATAGGTACGGATATTTCCAAATCCGCTGCCATAGGTCATGGAAGACAACAAGCCGGGCAATGACACCACAATGAAATTATCCATTTGCTTAGGCACAGCAGCGGGACGGTCATTTGTGAACACATTCTCACTTACCGTCTCTGCTGCGTCAAACAATGATTTAAGCGCGTCTTTATATTTAAAATCCTGTTCGTACCCCATATCATTTCATTGGTTTAAAGGTCATTTTAGCAATGCTTTCCGCGTAATCAAATGTATCTGACAATACATTTAACCCCTTCTTTGACTCCAAGTAGTTAGAATATTCCGTACCTGTACACATCACTAATCCTATGCCGTCACTTGGAGTTTTATATGCTTTGAGGAAATTTACAGAAGTGGTTAAACCGTACTCCCCGTTAGTGTCAACCAAGTTGTATTTTTTTATGGGAATAAACTTACCACTTTCGTAACTTTGGACCATTATCACGCCAATGCCGTCTCCTCTGCTAAGCTTGGGGCGGGTGGGATTTTTTAATCCTTGTGTCACGACGGCGGTAATTATACGAGATAATCCACCTCTATAATAAATTCCAACAGCTAATGAAGTTAGAGTATTTCCGGTTACATTATGGTACTTGGCTGATACTACTCCGTCTTGCAGAAGTCTGATTCCGATTTCTGTTATTCTATCCAGCAAATATTCATCAATGATATTTCTCATCTTTTTTTTGCCTTCTTCCAAGACTTTAGCATTATCTTCCATTTCCCTAGTTCTTAGCTATATTGAAATACAGCGTTGTTCCCATTTCCGTAGGGTAGCAATCTGTTACTACGCATGATTCAAAACTTCCTCCGTAATCGGTAACATCCACAAGGTCTCCCGCAATGATACCCTTCACAAATCCAGGAATGTCTATTGCATAATCACTCTTTATGACATTACTTTTTGTAAATGTCCTAAGGCTTGTGCTTTCGTACTTGTTGCATTTCCCTACATACAATACGGTCTCGTTTCCTTCGTCAAAAGATGTTTCTCCGGAAATACGATACACTTTGCATGTATGCGGAAAACGTGGATTATTTACTTTCATAGCGGATACCTTTTATTCATGTTCATACCCAAGTTGACAATTCCGACAGATGATTTACGGACGTTCTCTCCATACAATGCGTATATGTCATTTGCCATTTGCCGAAGGTTACGTTTGTCATAGGCAGAGCTTTGTGTACCACCCTCCTTGTGCTTCCATACACCATTGGCATCCTCTACGCTTCCAGTTACGCTCGGTGTACTTGCGCACCACATATAAAGGTCTGCCCGGCACAAGTCTTTCTGGCGTTTTTCCAACGTGCTGACATCCGTCCCCGGTGCAATCCCCCTGTCAATCAGTATGGTGGAAATAGCACTGTCCGTAACTTCAAAACCGACACAACCACGGAGATATTCCTCTATGGTAGTGCCAGTATTTGTATTTTGAGAATCCTTCATGGTTATTTACCTTTAATGTTCAAGTAGTAGAACCAGCGAACCTTATTAGGAACAACCAATCCGGTCACTTCTGATTTGATTACCTGCGTCATGGTTTCATCATTGAATACCTGACGTATCAGAGTGCGGCCACCGTCATACAATGCCGTACGAGCACCCGGCGTTTCCATGAAAATAGGACGTCCGCATTGTACATCACCCAGGTCTTCATTTGGAACATACGCCAATACCCCCTCTTCAAAGCTTTGCAAATTCTTGTATTGTATAGCTTTGGAAGATTTGTCACATTTCTCCACTACGGATATTGAATCGACAATTCTGATTTCAGCACCGATACGCGTTTCAATGAAAGTTTTGATTGTTTCATCGGGGACAAGATTAGCAAATGTCAACTGCATGCCTTTATCGGAAATATCCGGGCGTGTCGCAACTGTGTACATTTGGCGGAAATACGGAAGGTTAATCAAATCCTCAAAGGTCGTCTTGGAGCATTCCCAGTGACCAGCAGGGGCAAAATCCTTTTCTTGGGAATCGCGTCTTACCTGCCTCATGACTTTTATCGGGTCTATCGTAGTACCCAAAGCTTCTTCCTGCACCGCTTCGCTTTCCGGCTTCTTATACCAGATAGAATCCTTGATATTCTTTTTAGGCACACCGAAATCTATAGTCAATGCAATGCCAAGCGGGTTGTTAGCTGCGTCAATGATTAGCTTACCTTTGTTGGATACAACCTGATTTCGCTGGTATAGGAATGTATTGTAGTTACCACCAAGTAAGCTGTCCACTCCATTAAACAGAAGCTCCATTATTGTAGACTCAATTTCCGGAGTGGTACCGCCAATGGCATCCATCAGCATCATTTTTTCTCTTAGGATTTTGCGGCTCAGTACAATCTCATGCTTGAAGGTTGGCAATCCACCCATTTGCAGGGAAATTCCGTCTGTAGATTTGGTTGCACCATCACTGTCAATATCCACATAGGTAGCCAGCGTGTATGCACGGACTGTTGCTTCTATCTGCTCATATGTGGGATTCAGAGGAATATTAGGATTTAACGGGAAACCCATTTGGGAGAACGTTTGTTCCGCATTGTATTTTTCGGCAAACATGTCATTAATCCATGCTTCCAGCGGTTTATTCCCAGTATATCCCAATGCTGCAAGACCTTTCCCTACAATGTCGTAAAATTCTTTGTTTCTTGTGTACATATTATTCTCCTTTCTTTATTCGTCAGATTCACGCACAAATTCAATCATAGGCAGCTGTGCTTCTACCGATTTGGGAATGCCACCACCGAACACCCTGTCTGCATAAATTCTGCCTGCGCGTACAACTGCGCATGTTGCAAGGATACAGCCTTCAGGGATACATACGTCTTCAAATACAAGGCCGTTGACATCGGTTAGCTTTCCGCCGGCGGGAACTCCTTTGACAGTTTCCTCAATATCTCCCGTTACTCCGGTATTTCCTGGAATAAACATGTACGCGTAAAGTTGGGCAGCGGTTTTTTGCGTGAAAGTCACAGTAGCCCCACTACGTTTTACATCCCATTCTGCAAAAGAAGATTTTGCTCCTTCGATTTTGGTAGCTACCAGTTCTGGGGTACTTTCTGATGCGCTTGTTACGGCAACCGAATAGCTTTTCCCGCCTAACACAATAGACAAATCCCCGTTTCCGGATGCCTTTTTAGTGATAGTAAGCGTCACTACTGCCTTTACACCAGTCACTCCATCTGCTGTAATTACCTCTACCTGTTTGCCTGCTCCATTGAATTTTACCATTGTGCCGGCATGTATAATATCACCAGGCTTTAATCCCATTCCGGCGACATCAATCATACCACCACCCTGATATAATTCTCTTACTCTTGACCAAACAGGAAAATTTCCGCCAAATCCCGACCGGGATTGACTGATAGTGTTGAAAGTTCCTAATTGTCTCATTCTTTGTCTGTTTTAATGTGTTTATTGTTTTCGAGGAAGTTTCCCTTGCGCTCTTAGCCGGTCTTTGAATGCTTCACGGCGGCTTTTTGCCTGTTCTTCTCCGGATTCTGCATATTGGTTGATACTTGGGGAAGCGCCATTTCCGAAAATCGCCTTGTATCTTTTTTCATAATTGCGTTTGGCGCAACTGACAATTTCTTCCACTTCCATATCTTTGGTGATTTTCACGTCTGATATGGCGATATTCAGGATTTCATCGTTACAGATATTTTTGCCCCCGTTTTCAATTTGAGATTTCAACAAGTCCATAGACTGGACTTTTAAGTCATGGATTGACGCGGCGTTTTTCTCCGCCTCCCTCTCTTCCTTCAAAAGCAAAATCTCATTTTCCATTTCCTTTAGCTTGTCGGCAAGGACGTTGTCTCCTGCTCCTTCTCCTGAGTCAGGAGAACTCTGTTGAGGTTTGTAGTTTTTCTTAAAACTCTCAACTTGTGTTGCGACATCGTGGTTGTACTGTCCCTGCATCCCTTGAAGAAAGGATGTTGCCTTGCTATAATAAACGTCATCAGGCTCCATTCCTTCCGCTACCGGATTCAATTCTATGTACTTCATTAATGTCTGTGACGAAAGACTGGTTTGTCCTAATCTGGTCGTCAGTTCGGATAAGATTTGTTCTTTCTCCATCGTGTTATTTAGTTTGTGTTATAAAAAAAAGAGCCTATCAGTGCTTTGTGCACTAATAAGCTCTTAGGCTTGCATATGTAAAATTGCTATTCTTCTATTCTGACGCTGATAAAATTACGACATCTTCGGCATACAGTCCTAAACAATACGCTACCGTGTATTATTTTTACATCGGTCAACTTTTGCCCGCACACCGGACATGTTACAAAATTCCCTTTTTCGCTGGTCCGTTTTTCATCCAGCTTAGCGTCTATCTTTATCATATCACATGATTTAGTATTGCAAATATATAGTATATTTTCTAAAATACAATGCTTTATGTGTATTTTTATATGATAAATATTAGAAAATTTATAATAAATCGTATATTTGCATTATATATAACTCATAGAGCTGTGATTCAAGCCGGAGTGTGCGGATTTATACTGCATACGCCGGCTTATTTTTTTTTATGGAACACGACAAGATTGTATATACGAAAAAGGGAGAGGGTGTATTCAGTTATGAATACATAGACAGGTTGCGTAATTTGAAAAATGATTTCAATGTTATAGCTCAATCCGGAGGGCAGGAGAACTCATTAGCTTCCGATGCTGACATTGTTATTATGGGGGGAAATCGTGGCGGTTCAAAAACATTTACTTTATTAATGGAATCCTTGCCAGACATTAAAAATCCACGTTTTAATGCCGTTCTTCTGCGTAACGAGAAAGATGACCTTAGAGATATGATTAACACGTCGTATCTTATTTACTCCCAATTTGGAAATTATAACCGTTCTATATCGGATATGACTTGGAATTTTGGAGAAAACGCGGGAAAACTGTGGTTTTCTTATTTTGCTGATAATTTTGAGGATTTCAAGAAGCGCTTTCAAGGTAAACAGTTCTGTTATATCGGTATAGACGAAATAACCCATTGTTCTTATGACAAGTTTAAATACCTTATCACTTGCAACCGTAACGCTTATGGTATTAAAAACCGTTTTTGGGGTACTTGTAATCCGGATCCGGATAGCTGGGTGCGCGTTTTTATAGATTGGTGGATAGGAGAGGATGGGAATCCTATACCAGAACGCGATGGAAAGAAAAGATATTGTTTTATGGATGGAGATTCTCCCAATAATATATTTTGGGGAGACACGCCAGAAGAGGTATATGAACAATGTAAATCCATCATAGACCCTCTTTGGAATGATGCTTACAAAAAATTGGGATTTAATAAGAAAACAATGTTTGTCAAGTCAGTCGTCTTTATACGGGCACGTTTGGAGGATAATATCAAATTGATTGAGGCTGACTCAAATTATGCGGCTAATCTTGCCCAGCAGGATGAAGAATCCCGCGCTCGCGACCTCGAAGGAAATTGGAATTTTAAAGCGGCCGGAGACGATATTCTTAAAATCGAACACATGGAGCGTTTCTTCAACAACTCCGCCCAATATGGAGATAATAAGAGAAGGGTGTCATGTGATATTGCGTATGAAGGCGGAGACAATCTTGTTCTATGGTTTTGGATTGGGAACCATATCGAGGACGTATATGTAAGCCGGGATAACTCCAAGCGGACGGAAGAGTGCGTCGCATATAAGTTGCGTGAATGGGGAGTCCTGGAGAAGGACTTTGTTTTTGACTTGAATGGGCCTGGACAGGATTTTAAGGGCAAATTCCCAGACGCGGTCAAGTTTAATAATATGGCAGCTCCAATTCCGATGGCAAAGGCTGATGAAAAGTCAATCAAATATATTTATTCTTCCTTGAAATCACAATGCGCTGATATTCTCGTTAAGAAGATTAAGAATGATGAAATTTCGATTAACCCCGATTTGTTGTCGCGTAAGTTTTCAGGAAACGGATATTCGGATATGACACTTTATAATATCCTGATGAAAGAACGCAAAGCCATCCGGGATGCAGACACAGATAAAGGCTTCTCTTTAATTAAAAAGGAAGTGATGAAAAAGTACGTCGGCCATTCTCCCGACTTTATAGAGGCTATGATTTACAGACAGATTTTTGATATAAGAAAACAACACACTAAACCAAAAGGATTATGGAGAATATAAGTACACGACAGATTATGGTACGCCGTCCGTTTCGGAGAATATTGCCAAATGGATACAAACAAGCAGTAGGGGTTATATCTGGCAGCTTGTCCGTTAATGAGCCTTTAGACAATCCGACATATCAGATAATAACTCAAATGGATTTTTTGAGGGAATTTGAGCCGTCCGGACATGCTATAAATGACCCATTGGTATATCCGGACAGATTAAGACAAGACCCTGAAACAAAAGAGTGGTTTAGAGAGTCCGTTATCAGATGTGCTTTTGCGTTTCAGAGGATTATAACAATCAAACACCTGGTTCATCTTTGTGGAAACGACATTCAATTTGAGCTGGAAGGGGATACCGAAAATGAAAAAGTAAAGGATACATTTTTTAAGTTTCGAACCGGATGGGCTGTAAAGGACATGGAGATAGCATGGTATGAAGCGGCAAAATCCGTAAAGATAACGGGGGACACAGCATTTGTAGGTTATCTCCGAAAGGGAATTTTCTATTGGAAAGTACTTTCTTTTGAGAAAGGAGATACGTTATATCCCCATTTCGATAATGTTACAGGGGAGCTTACATTGTTTGCCCGTTCCTATTCCGATTTTGACAATAATGGAAATACAGTTACAGACTGGCTTGAAGTTTGGGATGAGAAATATCTCCGTCGCTTTAGAAAAGGGAAAGGGGCGTACAGCAAAATAAAGCAAGTGATAAAGAACTTGTTTGGATTAAGCGGATACGAACTTGTATCTTATCAGGAACATGGCTTTACATTTATCCCTGTGGCTTATCACAGAAATGAAGCCGGCGCTTGTTGGTCTCCTTCACAAGACAGCATAGAGCAATATGAACTTGCTTTTTCGCAATTGTCACAAAACAATACAGCTTACGCCTTCCCGATTATGTATTTCAAAGGAGAGGGAGATAGTATTAATATAGAGGGAGGGATTGATGGCACTATAAAGTGTATATCAATGGGACCGGATGATGAAGCCGGTTATCTTAACAAGCAAGATGTTTCCACTGCCTTTACCAAGCAGCTTGATACTTTATACAAGTTAATTTATGAGCAGTCTTTTGCGGTAATTCCACCGGAAGTAAGAAGCGGAGACCTTCCAGGTGTAGCCATAAAGCTGCTTTATTCTCCTGCTTTTGAAAATGCCATGAAGGATGCCCAAGAATATAACCATCTCATTGACGATATGGTGAAGATATTCACTTATGGCTATGGGGTGGAAACCGAAAATCTTATTGACTTGCAAAATTTGAATGTATATGCCTGGATAAAGCCGTATATACATCTGAATGAATCTGAACTTCTACAAAATCTTGCAGTTGCTGTTCAAAACGGGTTCTTGTCCCGGCAGACCGCAAATGAGCAAATTCAGATGTACAGCAATCCTCGTGACTGGGATAGGATTATGAAAGAAAAGAAGGAAGAACAGCAGGCTGACATTCTTTATGAATTGAAATCCCAGCAAATATCTGCCACAGATAATGAAGTTGAACATAATCCGGCAGGAGATGACAAGCAATGAAGCAACCTACAAAAAAACAGATACAGGATGCCAAGGATTTCATAAAATTACGTTTGCAGGCTGAAATATCTATGCAAAGTCATTTGGAGGAGCTTCTTGTGCAAGCGGCAAAAGAGATTATAGATATATCATTCAAGTATGATATTCAGCCTGCAATGTTCCGGTTCTCTGCAAATGAGAACTTAAAGCGGGACGTAAGCGAAGTACTCCGTAAGTTGCGTGAGTTAATTTACGATTACACGGAAACTCTTTCTGTATATGACAGAAAGGAGGAAAGAGATGCAATTGTAGATTTTATAAACAGGGAAGACCACGGGAAGACATTATCAGAGCGTATCGGTATTTATTGCAACCGATTTCAGTATGAAGTGGAAGCCGCCATTGCAGCCGGTCTGATAGCCGGAATCGGAAAAGATAAAATAAAGGATAGCGTAAGGTCTTATCTTAATTCACCTTATACCAATCCTTATTTTAAACGGGCGGTCTATAATGGCGGGGCTGCTGCCACACGTATTAAAACAGATGGTGTGAGTTATGGAGTAGGGAAGTCTAATTCCGCTTACAACTCGTTAAATACCCTTACCCGCTTCGCCGTAGGTTCTGCATGGATGTTGTTTTGGGGGCTTGAACATAAGGATAAAGGATATACGGGCTTTTATTCGTACCGTGGGAGCAGTTACCCATGCTCTTATTGCGACAGCATGGTTGGTTATCATCCCATATCCGACTATCAGAACCAGTGGCATATAAGATGCTGCTGCTATTTTGTGTTTGTATAATTAAAAATCATAATAATATGTTGAGAGGGAAGGAAGAAAAAATAACATTCAGCAAAGGATTGGGTTCTGAATGCAGAAAAGCGGGAATCAGTATAAAAGAGAAGGCTTTTGCCGACCTTTTAGCGTTAGGATGGAAAGACAAGGACGCCTATCTTATTTCCGGTCTTTACAATCCGGTATATAACCTGGAGATAAACAAGAAGAACATGAATACCCTTTTGTCCGACGATAAAGACTTCATGGACTATTTGACCTCTGCAAGCAGAAAGATTAAACGCAGGCAAAAAGAGAGCGAGAAAGAGGATGATATATCGGTAGATGGTATCAGTGAGGAAGATATTGCTTCCGAGCTATCAAAAGAAAACCAACTTCGTAAACTTATCGCTGCCCGTAAGAAATATGACGGGAAAGAGGGATGCAAGGAATGGATAGACCTTACTAAAATGATAGCAGACATTACGCAAATCAAAAAGGACGAAATAAAGGAAGAGGACACCACTGTGCATTTCTATCTGCCACTTTCATGCAATAATTGCTCCTTGTATCTTGCCGCTAAAAAGAAAGCCGGTGGATAATTCCCGGCTTTATTATATTTCTATTTATTCCTATTGGCTTCAAGAATAGGTAGATTTGTTTCTGTTGGTATATATATTACAGTTTTGTCATTAAGATTGGCTTGCTGGCGTACCCATAAGTATTGGATGTATGTAGGGGTTATGCTCCCATTTTCTATTTTAATAGCTTCTGCTGCCCCTTTAGCTCGTTCTATTTCTGCTTGGGCATTTAGTTTTTCAGCCTCTAAGTTGGCTTTTGCTTCTTCAATTTTTATTTTGCGGTTTTGTTCTGCTTTAGCAAATTCAGCCTTACCAGACATCTCTTGTTCCCAAACATTATAATATGGCAATGCAATAAAGCATCCAATAGTCAATAATATAAATGCGATAATTGGTAAAATAACAAACTTTTTCATAATGTCTAAATGTTAATATGGTTTATTTATCAGTTTCTTTCTCCATTTTCTTATTCATAAGTTTACCTCCAGTTCTTTCCCGGTCAAATCGAAATATATGTTTTGAAGCTGATGAAGGTATTTCACCTCTACATTACAGATTTGGCATCTATTTTCGATGTCATTAATAGATAGAATGTATTTCTTTAGTCCGCAAATCATAATGTTCATTTTGAATTTACCATTACGATAAGCATATCGGACAAAGCAAGCATCGTCACATTCATTCATTCCGCACTTCACTAACAATTCTTCCGTAAGAGGAATTGGTTGTAAATCCTCAACAACCCCATATAAGAAACTCTCGTTACAGTCTATGTCGTTTTCAGTGCAGTAAAGCCCATCTTCTTTTTTATATATTTCACCAACCCTGAAATTTTCACAATCAGAAGTTTTAAAGACATTACCAATCCTTAATTCCCTAACATCAATCATAATAACTATAATTTTAAAGTTTAACTGTCAGTTTTACCATGTATTTGAAATCTTTCTTAATCTTCACTTTCAGGGCTTTTACCTTTCTTATCTTGTTCGTCTTTTCCCATTTCTTTTTTCATTTCATACATCTGCCTTTCCTCTTCAATAATCTTAGCGTCTTCTTCGTCAGATATAGGCTTAGAATCCGCACGGTCAAGGGCGCTCCCGATTGCCTTTAATACATCCACATGTAGCCCTACATCAATGCAGTTAGCCACATACTGGACGTTGCGCACTATAAGCATTGGCAGATTGTCGACCTTATCTTCCATAGGAGTATTATCCAGCAACATAAACATCATGCTTCCCGCCCCATATTCAACGGAGAAATCTCCGCTTACTGTTGATACCTTAATAAAAGGCAAATCACCTTTCTTGTACTTGACAAAGGTCATGTTTCCGATTTGCGTCTTTCCGAAATCCATAGTTTATAATATTTAATTAAGTAAATCTTTTAATCTTCATTCAAGAAATCATCGTCCGAATATTCCCAGCCTTCAAACAGCCCTGTCTTTGCCTCTTCCGCAATATTGGGAACGTGTCTCATGAAGTTATTTACAATATCCTCGTTGCCACACCACAGCGTATAGACATTGCTGTATCCCTTATCTGCACGTTTTTCCCGTACGTATCCGAGTGAAAGCATGTCAATGCCCAACTTCCTTTGCGAAACCGGGATGACCCCGTTCTTTTTACAAAACCGTTCATAGTTCTTGTATATATCCGAGGATGTCAGCTCTATGGAACCGCTCCCTTCAAATTCTTCCGGCTGGCACTCTTTATATTTGAAATATTCCGAAATACTCCCGTCCACAAGTTTCCCATCCTTTCCCGTAACGCTCGACCGTATCCGTTCCAGTTTCAAATCAATCTTCCCGCCCAAGTTCTCAGGCATCCGCCAATTGTTCTTTTTAAGTTCGCACAGCCCTTTCACAATCCAAGCCATTATACCGGCATGTTCCGCTTTCATTCTTTCTGCAAGCATGGTGTCTCTCTTTTCCACCGGTATTGTCTTGTCAAAGTTCAGCACCAGGGCGCGGCGCTGCATACTCTCGTCGTCAGGGTCGTCACGGTTCAGGAAATCTTTCGGCTGCCATCGGTAGTTGGAATTACACAGCATAATAGGAGGTCTCTGCATCATTGTGATATTCCCGCCTATTCCCCGGCAGGCAATCGGCTCTCCGCTGGATATTGCCTTGATGATGCTCATGTCCTTGAAATCACCCCGGTTGCTTTCCGTGCAGTACATAAGCCTTTTCCTTGACATAGAGTAGGCGGCACGCAGCTGCTCATCCCCACCTCTTGCAAACTGGCTCATCTTTATGTTTAGTATTTCATCTTCTCCAAACATATCCTTCAGAACCCGGTAAATAACACTTTTACCGTTTGCGCCAGTACCTTGCAATATAAGGAAATACTCAAAGCTTATATTTTTCCTATTGACAAGGCAAGCACCGAGGAACATCTGCAATATCCTGCGCTTGTGCTTTTCCGGCAATACGCCGTCCAACTCTTCCGTAGGTATCCAGCTTTCTCCAAGAAAGCTTCTCCAGGTAGGACAGTTGAATATTTCCTTTCTGTCATATTTGAAAGGATACATCTTTACGCAGTCAAACTTAGGAGAGTGCGGGTAAGTCTTTAAAGTATTCATGTCAACCACGCAATTAGTGAAGCACATAATGCTAAGGTCGGGTTGCAGCTCATGGTCTCTAATGACATTGATTATCCGGTTCATGTAAGAATACATAATCTTATTAGTGCGGTCACGGGCGGCAACACCCATTTTCTCAAGCCACCTGTCTACGGCATCATAGAGCACATTGTAGTCCATGTACTCGTATATCTTTCCTGTAAAAACATACAGCGGAACACGGTAATCGGCAATGTCTTTCGTTACAACACCATACCCCTCCCGGAACAACTCCTCAAGACGCCTGCCGTATCTGTCTGTACGTTCCGGATTGCTTGTAACCAAAGATATATCCCTGAATGTAGAGGCGTATTCGTCGCAATGTTGCGACAGCAGACCGAGCACATAATCCTTTAATTCCCTTCTATTCATTGTAAGTCGCTCATTTTGTGTTTAAAAGAACATAACGCATGCTCCTATAGGCGCATTTTATGAAAATAACCTTTTTTCTTTTATCTGTAAAGGCTAAATACATATATCTATGTTCTTTATCTTCATTATGCAAATATACAACTATCTGATTATAAAACAAGTAAATTTTCTAATTAATATGCGTTAAAACATAGAAAATTACCCGATAATCGTCCATATAGTGCAAAAATGTAAAAATACAATGGTTGACTTGCTGTAAAATATCATTACAAATTGGTGGAAAATGGAGAAAATAAAAAATTTTTAGGTGAGGTGACTACGCCGATTTCCTTACAAAAATAGAGGGGTGGGGGTGGATCTTTGTAGGGTATTTGCAATGTATTTTGTTGTATAATAGTGATTTGCTGTTTATATTATATGTATAATATAAAGTTTGTGTTTATTTACATTGTTGCTGCTCGCCAGTCCTGGACATAAAGTAAAGGCTATCACGGCGCAGCCAAAGACACCCAATCCGGTAAATAAATAAAATCAATATCACATGTATGTATTATAGATAATATCTATTAATCATTGTGCTTCGTTAGCGTCTTATATTTATTTATATTGCCTATATATACATCTTGTAATATAGATTAAATCTATTATGTCAGACACTCCGCCAAGAACCTGCATGTATTTATATTATCTATATGTTTTATTGTTGATATAGATTATTTCTATTTTATTTAAAGTGTTTGTTATGCTTGCTATGATATTATATATTTACATATTCTCGCACTTGTATTTTATGTTATAAGTATTTGATATATAGTATATTATATTCTGTTTATTACATGTTTTATAATATGATTATTTTATGAAAATATTTTGCAATATTCTTTGCTGTTTACTAAATAATTCGTATCTTTGTAATGTAAGAAAGAGATAGATATAAGGTCTTGTTCTTACAGGCGTGTTATTAAGTGTTGGAATAAAAAAGAGAGCCTTAACACGGCAATGTTAAGACCCTCGTAGGTTGGGAATACTTAAAGAAGTACCCCCCAAGCGGAGGCAAAAGTACTTCTTTAATTTCTCACCTGCAAATATTCTTCCATTTATTTATATACTTGATACAAATACGTTTTAGTCTTATTGTGTTAGGCTTCTGGTATCGTGTTGTATTGGTTTATGTGTACGCGCTATAATGTTGAATCATTAACAATTTAAACTATAGCATTATGAAAGCAATGAATTTCTACACCGCAAACGGTTGGGCAGGTTCGAACTATGACAGCAAGTTAAGCACAAAGGAAATCGCCGCAAAGGTCAGGGCTTTTGCAAAGAAGAATTTCCCGGGCTTTAAATTCTCTGTACGTTCTGAATGGAGCATGTACACGGATTCAATGTATGTTGAGCTGAAAGAAGGCACTTGCATTCCTTTCGTTGAAGGTTCAAGAAGTGCGGAACGTGGCTATATGTCCACGATGAACACCGTAAAGGGATGGGAAGATGAGTTAACGCCGGAAATGTTCAAAGTGTTGGACGCTGTTACGACTTACGCAAGTTCTTTCCGTTATGACGATTCGGACGGTATGCAAGACTATTTCGATACTAATTTCTACCTGAAAATCAAAGTGAGCGATGAATATAAGGTTGTAGAACCGAAAGCGAAGAAAAGCAGCGTTAAGCCTGAAAAGGTTGAGGAAGCCAAAGAAGTGGAAGCCGTGACGGTTGAAGGTCTGGAAATCGTGGACTATTCAGAAAAGGCGGTTGCTGTGTTTGGCGATACGAAGGCTATAAAAGAGCACTTAAAGGAACTGGGCGGACGGTTTAACCCTTCTTTAAATTATAACGGAGAAAAGCGTGCCGGCTGGATATTTAGCAAGAAGCAAGCGGACAAGGTGAAAGAGTTGATAACGCCTACAGAGTTGCCGGCGCTTCCTGAAGAAATATATATCCCGGAACTTGCGGAGGAAACGGGACCGTTTGAAAATATCCATTTAACCGAAACGGACAACTTTAACGGCGTGCGCTATTACGATATTGAAGGCGCGGGAATCATAACCAGCGCGAAAGTACGTGCAGATATACAGCCGGGCGATGTTTTCAATGTATATACGGATGGAGAACGTAAGTTTCGCGTAACCTATGACGGTGTGAGCGTGAAAAGCAGCTTAAAAAAAGATTTACCCGGTATAATTGAGTTTCACGACAAAATAGAATCGGGCACGCTTAGCGCCTCATCACATTACACCCCACTTGCGGAGGGTGTGGAATTTTACGAGAAGAAAGTAAAAGGAAAGCGTTACACCGTAAAGGATAAGCCGTTAACACTTGGGTATTATGGCGTATTAGATAATTTGGACAACTGTATAATAGAATGCTATCCGACTAAGGAAGAAGCCGCAAAAGGGGCGGAGATACTTAACACGCATATAGGCGAAAACGGACGGTTAAGAAGTATTATATAATTAAATATAGGAGGATATAATATGAAGGCTAACGATATTGTTATAAATGAACGCGAATTGCTTAATACAAAAATATATAATCCGGAATTTGATAGTATCAAAAGTATTCCGTGTATAATGGTGTTGCGGTTGATGGATACAGAGGAATACGGGTGTGACTATTGCGGGGCCTTGAATTTGGTTTTAGAACTGTTCCCGGAAATCGACCGGGCGGAGCTTGAAAAAGAGTTAGACCAGTTCGTATGAATGTATGTTAGGTATTATGTTATTGTTATTCGGTGCTGTGTTGTTTATCAGCGGTACCGATATAGAGGGAATCAAGGAATTTATAAATGATGAATCAGATAAATTTTAAGGATATGGAAGCAAAACGCACTTTTCAAATAGGATCAACCGTAATAGATGCCACAATTTCAGAAGTTGAGAAAGTGGTACCAATTTGGGCAAAGAATAAAGGCAAAAGCCTAACCGTATTAATTTACATGGGTAACAAGTGGCAATTATACAAGGTTTTTACGGCTTAATAGTTGCAATTATTCCGGCGTGGAGGACAGCAAGCGGAGCGACACCGCCGCCGGGAACTATTTACTAACTTAAAAACAAATATTATGACACAAAAAGAAGCATTAAAGCAATTACAAGCATATTGCACGGCAAATGGTTTTACTCTCAGTCCATCAAGTTTGCCAAAACAGACATACGCTATAATATTAGCGGATGGAGATGCGGGGGAAATAACGACGCGTTACCCAAATGACAAGATAAGCGGATATTATACCGCAAAAGAGTTGCTAATATGGATTGATGGGTATCATAAAGGATTGCAAAGTAAATAATTATCAATATTAAAATAAAAAAATCATGCAAACAATTATAGTAACAGTAAACCAGCAGGGCGAAAAAACAGCCCTGCAAATAGATGACAAGGTAATAGCAACCATTTCAAAGGATAGTTTCAACAAAGGGCGTTATTGTGGTTCTTTCGGAGCTTTTGGCTGCTGCAATAACAGCCGTTACCCTGATGCAGTGGAATTTATATCGGGGTGCATAGAAAATCACTTTGCCGGTTTTGGTTTGAATGTGGTATTTGAATAAATTTATTGCCAAAACGAATTTAATATAAGGAGGAAATAATATGTATTTAGGTTTTATTCTTTGGGCAATTGTCCTGATAGTGATATTATGGAACATCAGCCCGGCGCTGGTTATTACGTCGGCTTTGATAGGAATCGCTATGGCGATAGGGAAAACAAAAGACAATAAATCAGGTGAATAATATGGAGACTTTAAAGGAAGTGTTTTTGAAGAAATACCCGCAATACGGAAAAGTGTTGCGGGTGTATGAAGAGGTTAACGAAGTGGAATGTGCATTCGACAGCATAACAAAACCGAGGTTGTACAACTTTGTTCAGGCTCTTAATGAAAGAGTAGCCACCAATAGCGCTAAAACCTATTGCGCTATGCTTAAATCAATTCTTAACCTGTACAGCGATATGTATTCTTTTCCAAAAGGTTTTGAGGCTATATTGACCTTAAAAAAGGACGCTACGCAAAGTACGTGGCTAACGGATGACGAGATAAAAACGTTATTGGCGTATAATCCGATTAATGAAACGGAACGCGCTGTAAAAAACTGCTTTTTGATCGGTTGCCTTACAGGCGCCAGACATTCGGATTATATAGAATTTACAGAGGACAACATAGTAGACGGAAGACTGATATATGTTTCACGGAAAACCAAGATTAAAGCGGAGATACCGGCGGCTCCTGCTGTGCTCCGGATATTGAAAGAAAACCGGGAATACGGTATCAATGAACGAAAGGTTTCGGATGTAACCTTTAACGACACAATAAGAAGTATATGCCGGCGATGTGGGATAAGCAAGCGTATAAAGCTGTACCAGGCGGGCGAATATATAACCGGTGAAAAGTGGGAATTTATTTCCTCGCATTCCGCCCGGAAGTCTTGCGCAACCAACTTATATTTAAGAGGTGCGGACTTGTATTCTATCAGCCGGATGTTAGGGCACTCCAGTGTAACGATGACCGAAACGTATATATGCTGCGGGCTGCGTGAATTATCAGATAAAATAATGGGATATTTCAACGGGTTTAAATAGATTTGCACCTGATTTTATATATACATAAATATTTTATGGCACAAGAAAGTAAATACGCATACGACGAAGATAGTGTAAAGGCTATTGTTCATTGGGCTTTAACGGCTCAACTGCCCATGCAAATAGAGTTGAGTGTAGATACTAATTGAAAAGTGCGCCGTATTCTAATTGAAAAGAGCTCCATCCATAACTGGTTACAAAATTACTATAAGTTTAAAATATTCATTTATCTTGTCTCATTTTTTGTG